GGGCAGAAACTCCAATGCTTCGCCTTCGTGCTGCAGAACAACGCAGGCACGATCCGGCATGTGTTCCTCAACGACATATCGGTTGTGCCGAACAAGGGGGCCTACTTCGACAGGATCATCGGAGCCAGGCCCGACTCAAACTACGTCAACACGCCGACGGTCTCGGCGTCGGTGGACTTCGTGGGCGGCGGCGGCATCGTGAGCGGCGCGCTGGATCACTTCTACTTCAACACCGAAGAACAGAATCACGCCTCGATGATCGAAATGTCGATGCTGGAGTTCTACAGCGGGAACGTAGTGCGGCCGCGACCGATGCTCTCGTTCGTGTCGCGCAATGTGAACGGGATCACGCGCCGGCGTCTCGACATACAGTTCATGAATGACTTGTCCGGGGCCGCGTGGAACATCAACACCACGAATCTACCCTCGGGGCAGGTACTCTCCGTGCGCGTCATAGTCGCGCTCCAATGAGACACGACCTGTGCCTCGCGAACGTACTGCGACTAAGTCGAGGCTTCGATGCTCGAGGCCAGATCACGAGCAGGCCGGCCGAGAACCTGACCAACGCGCCGAAATCGCCGGTCGTGCCGGGGGTTCCTTCCATGGCGCTCGACGGCATGCTGCTCCAGGATTTTACGATCGGGATCGTCAACACGGCGGGGACGTTGCAGCACCGCTTGCTCGGTGACTCTGCGGGGAATTTGGTGGGTGCCTACGCGAGCCGCGTCAACGGGCATCCGGGACACTCGGGTCTGATCAACATGGTCACGAATCTATCGGCCACGCAAGGCTTCAGCGGAGTCGGCGGGATATGGGGCGCGACGGGGAGCTACGTCCTGAACACAGAGGACCAGCCCGAGGGCAAACTGTTCGGCATCTTGACGCAGGAGCTTCAAGATGGAGCGATCCTGACCACGAACGTCTACCTGAAGCACGATCGTCGAAACGTGAACGGCGTCGTGCGGAGGCGGCCGGAGTTCGTAGTCACGAACGACATGACCGGAGCGGCTCAGACGATCAACACGGTGCTACTCCCATCCACTCGACGGCTGCACATTCGATTCTTCGGCTTCCTCGCATAGGTGACCCCATGAGAACCTTCGCTCTAGACAACACTTGCCCGACGTGCGGACTCCTGCCGCCGAAGGGGAACCACTCGGTGACGGCCTGCACGGCGAAGGCCGAGGACGTGCCGCTGCGCTGCGTCGATGCAGCAGATCCAGCCGAGCTAGCTGCCTGGCCTCGCGAGCTGTATCACGCAGGCGGGAAGGTGTATCGACCGATCACAAACGTGGTGATGCAGCAGGACACGCGCCCGGTGCTACAGGAGCAGCCGGATCTCGACGGCGTGCCTCAGCCGCCGAAGGAAGTGCAGGAGCCGTACGAACGTCCCGAGACGATTCTCGACGAAGCCGCGACACTCGCAGCTGGGCCCGCGACACCGCCGAGCACGATCGCGCACGTCCATCGTCGCTGCTCGATCTGCGGCGCAACCTGGCCGGAGGCGCTGCCGGCGGCCGCGTGATGCGATGTATGGACATGGCCCTATATCCGGCAGCCCGTACTCCTCGCTCTTCAGGGTCGCGGTCCCGGACCCGCCGTATCTGTGGGCGAACGAGCGCTGGTCGACTCGAGGCGTCGGCGCTGGCGAGACTCCGGCCTGGGAGCTATGGGACACCGCCGGCATCAGCAGCGATACAGGTGAAAGTACTGAACGCTGGCGCACCTCCGGGAGCACCTTCGCGACGCTGGACTTCCTCGAGCGCTGGATCACGATCGGGATCAGCGGCGAGCTCGTGTTCGACGAGGTCTGGTCGACGATCGTGCCGGAGGTCCAGGAGACTCCTGCCGACACTCGCTTCGCGGTCCGCGGCATCACGATCGCGGAGCTGCCGGCCTGGGACAGGTGGGAGACCGAAGGCGCACCTGGCAACATCACCCTGTTCGACGAGCTCTGGGTCACGGCGGCGCCTGTCCTGCGGACCCTGGACGACTGGGAGCAATGGGTCACGCGAGGCATCGAGCTCGCGTACCTGGTCGCCGACGAGAGCTGGGAGACGCATGTCCCGGCGCTTTACATCCTTACATTCGAAGAGCGCTGGTTCTTCAACTACGTGGTAGCGCGCGGCCTCTCTGTTCGCTGGTCCAATCAGACCCGGCGGGGTCTCGCCGTGCGCTATCAGCTCGGCGCTACGCCGGTGAGAAATGGCCTGCGCGTGCGCTACGCCATGACCACGCGCGTCGCTGCACAGTGCGCCGTGCGCTACGCCATCGAGACGTTCGACCGGCTGCGCGCTGGCCTGAACGCACGCTGGTCGATCCTGGATGGGTCAGTCATCGTCGACACCGGCGCGACGACCCTCGAGGTTCGCGGCCGGACCATCGTCATCAACGACTTCGAGATCAACATCGACGAAGGGCAGTTCGCCTGGACGTGCCAGGTGACGCTGCCGAACCCGGACGACCTAGGCCTCTTCGGGCCCGACGAGCCGTTCACGATCACGATCGCGGGCGAGGAGTTCGACTTCATCCGCCAGGAGCCGCAGCTCGATCGCTCGGGCCCGGCGCAGATCCAGGCGGTCGTCTCGGGGATCAGCCCCTCAGCAGCGTATGGCGACCCGCGCGCGGACAAGGTGACGAAGACCTGGTCGACCGCGGTCCTGGTCTCGGACCTTCTCGAGGAGCTATTTGGGGGCAGCGTGGTCGATCTCCGCGTGCTCGACTGGTCGATCGCCGGCAACCGCCTCGCGGCTGACGGGCAGACGCCGATCGAGATCGCGGCCGACGTGGCGCGGGCGCCTGGCTGCCTCCTCGAGTCGGAGCCGGATGGGGCGCTTTACATCCGCCATGCCTGGCCGGTCTCGGTGCCGGATCTCGAGGACGCCGAACCCGACCACCTGTTCGACGATTCGCGCGACGCGTTCAGGATCTCCGAGCAGACGACGCCGGCGCGCCTGGCGAACCGGATCCGGATCCTCGACGTGATCGACACCTCGAGCGGGATGATGAGCGCAGAGATCGATTCGCGCGAGGACGGCTACAACAAGGGCCGCACGCAGTTCCTGCCTGGCGATCAGCCGGCGCTGCTGATCTTCAAGTCCGACGATGTCGAGGTCCAGGCGGTCACGCCGAGCGCCGGCAATATCTCGCAGCTCGCCGGCGGCACGATGGAAGTCGAGGAGACGCTGCAGTTCGCGGGCTCCGACGAGGCGACGCTGCGCTATCCAACGGCCGCGCTCACGAGCTGGAAGTGGCTCGGCCGAGATCTCGGCACGCCCGAGCTCGCGAACGAGATCACGGTCCGCGTGCCGGCCGCCGGCGTCGCGATGCTGATGGTGACCTACGACACAACCTTCGAAGCGCGGCGCCTGTCCGGGATCCCGGCGCAGCTCGCGGGCGAAGACACCTACGACGTGCTCGTCGTCGTCGACGGAACGCAAACATGACCATAGGCAAATGGAACTACGTCGCGATCTGCGGGCTCCTCGTGCTGGTATTCGTGAACTGGGTCGCGACGGTTGCTCTCTTCAGCGATCTGATCACATGGGAGCAATGGCTCGCCACGGCTGGCTGGGTGAATGGGCCGCCGCTTGGCTGGGTTAGCAAATCGATCGGTCAGGAGCCGCGAAGTGATTGACATCGTCGTCATCCGGGACGCCGGCGATCGCGCTGGCCAGGACGTCGTCGACCCGCTGATCGGATCCCTGCCGGTTGCGATCGCGCGCGGCCGCAAGGAGCTCAACGACCAGGCGCAGCTGCTGCAGCCGGTGCAGGTCGACTGCCTGTTCCGGATAGGTCTGCGGCTCGGGAACACGGTGCGCTTCCAGGATTCGCGCCGCGGCACCTGGACCGGCAAGCTGGTCGGCATCACGCACCGCGGGAGCAACGGCGCCGTCACTACGACGCTGCAGCTGCGGCGCAAGGTGATCGAGTGAACCCCTTCCTCGAGCTGCGCGAGCAGCTGGTCGGCAAGCCGGGCGCCTTCATCGGGAAGATCACGGCGATCGACGACTCGGGCGCGATGGTCCGCGGTCCGGCCGGAATCGAGCGGGCAACGCGCACCGGAGCTCTGGCGCTCTCAGTGGGCGACGAGGTGTTCGTGAAAGACGGCGCGATCCAGGGCCGGGTGCGCGCATCGGAATCAGTTCCGGTCTATCGACTGTGATCGGGGGGATGTTGGAACCACTTTCCATCGAAGCCATACTGATGGCGATGGGGCTCTCGCTGAAGAACGTGCTCGCCGCGGCCGTCGGCGCGTTCATCAGCCTGCGCTTCTTCGAAGGCGTCACCGGCTGGGAGCGCTGGACGACGTTCATCAGCGGCACTGCGCTCGGCGCCTGGCTCTCCGCTCCGATGATCATCTTCTTCGAACAAAAGCCGAGCCTTGAGGTCGGACTAGCTTTGATGCTCGGCCTCTTCGGGCTCGCGATCGCGGCGAAACTCTGGCAGATCGTACGGGACACGGTCTGGGTAGAGTTTCTATTCAGGATGATCAACGTCGTTCGCGGCCGCAACGGCAACGGAACACCACCACCACCATCACCACCACCACCGGGGGGAATCCAGTGAACGCAATCATCATCTGCACGACTTCTGCGATCGTGGCGATCGTATGCACGGCGCTCGTGCTGCATCCAGAGTACGAGGACGGATTGATCGGGCGGATCGCGCTGGCCGTCCTGTCGATTGTCGCGGTATCCAGGTTTCCTGAAGCGCTCGACTCCGCGATCACCATGGCCGATTACAAGATCTCAGCGCAGGGCGTAGCGATGTGGATCGCGGTAGCCGTGTTCTTCGCTCGTCATTGGTATCGCTTCTATAAAGCGCGCCAGGGCCGATACATGGCCGGCATGCGCGATCGTCGCTTCCACGGACCAGGCGGCGGAATGGAGATCCAGAAGTAAAGCCCTGACCGCGTTCGGCGAAACCCGGCCGCCACTTTCCAAAGTCCGGGGACTCACTACAGGAGATCGCTTGATGGCAACGAAGAAAAAAGGCAACGCACCGAACCGCGGAAGCGGCTAGGGGCGGAAGAAATCCTCGAAGAAGAAGGTAGCTAGAAAGGCGAATAACAACAGCAGCACCGGCAATAACCTGCGACCCGCGCTCGAGGTCCCGCCGTAACGGGATCTCGGGCGTTTTTCCGTTTCTAGGTTTGCTTCGGTTCGGGCAGGACGATGCCGAGCCGACGGAGGTCACCAGGCGCGACTTCGCCGCGCTTCACCTGGCGCATCGCGGCCAGCTTGATCTGGATGAGCTCCCACGTATCGGGCGGCATGCGATTCGTGCCGCCTTCCCACTCCTGAACCGTCCGGTATCCCTTGTAGACGAGCTCGCCGAACTCCTGCTGCGTGAGGCCGGAGTCGGCTCGAGCGCGCGAGATCTCGGTCGCCGATGGGTTGGCGCCGGCGCGCACGTTCTGCTTGCTGCGGTTCGGGTGGTTTGCCACGCCGGCGAGTGTAGCACTGGCTTTCATGATGTCTCCTCGGTCATTGGTTGAGAAATCTCGGGCTGCTGCTCGAGCTGCGGCGCCGGCTCGCGGCCGGGGAAGAGGGCCGCAACCTCCTCCGGGATCTGCAGCACGCGGCCGTCCGCCGCGATCTTGAAGGCGCCCAGGTCGACCATGCCGTGCCCGAGCTTGTGCATATGCAAGCGGCCGACGATCGCGCCGTTCTGCAGCTGGCGCGGCGTCGGGTCGATGTAGTACCAGGTGCCGCCGGCGTCGCGGATCCCGTTCGTCGATCCGCCGCAGTTGACGCAGGCCTCGATCCATCGCGCCCAGGTGGTGAGAGCGGTCACTGCGACCTCTGCGCGCGCGCACCGCGCGGCCGCGGCTCTGCGCCATCCATCAAGGGATAGGCAGCCTCGCCGCGGTTGTTGATGTACTTGCCGCTGGCCAGGTCAAGCGTGGCCCACTTGTCGCGCGTCTTGCCGGCGCCGCTCGTGTACTGCACGCGCACGCGCTGCGCGGTCTTCTGAACGATCTCGCCGGCGTAGTAGCTGCCCATCGCGTGAATCCAGACTTTCGATCCGACATCCATTTGCTCTGCTCCTTGCCCCTGATCCCCGCGAGGCGCCGGGTGCGGCCGGGATCCGCCGGCCGCTTCGGGTTTTTCAGACTCGGTCATGCACCGTCTGCGAGACCTCGGGCTGCTTCGGGTCCACGCGTTTAAACGAAGAGCCGCAGTCGTCGCACTTGGCGCGGAACTCGTCGCGCGCCACGCGGGCGATCACGCCGCAATCGCAAACGAACTTGCGAAGGCGCGAGCCCGAACCGGCGCCGCGCGACTTGCCGCCCTTGGTGCCGAGGCCGGCGCCGCAGGGGCGGATCTTCAGCTGCATCGGCATGCCGTTCGGGCCGAAGCCGCCGAAGGGTTGCGGCTGGCCATCGGTCGGGGAGGGCAGCGCGGCGATCGCCTCGCGGATGTCGGCTGCGAAGCAGGCGAGCGAGTACTGCGTGCCGGCGGCGCGGACGTAGTTGAGGCCGAGGCGCTTGCACGCGGCCAGCCAGCCCTTGCCGTGACCTTTGCCAAGCCCGGCCAGAACGTGGCCCAGCTCGTGCAGCGTCGTGCCCGCGACCTGAATCGGGGAATCCTCGCCGAACGCGCAGATCTCGGCGAAGGCGTGATCGTGGCCGTTCTTCCAGCAGCCGAAGTACGTCACGCCGCGGGTGTGCTTCGAGCCGGCGCCGTAGACGAGCTTCGCGTCAAGCGCGGCCGCGCGCTCTTCGGCGCTCAGGCGCTGCACTGCGATGTCGCGGACTGCCTGGATGTACTGCTCGTGTGTGAAGGTTTTCATCTGCTTGCCTTTCCTGGCCCCTGACCCCCGAGGCGCGGGTGTAGCTTCAAGCTACGGGTCACACGATACACATATCATGTGCATGTGTCAAGTACCTGCGAAAGGGTAATTTACAGGTATTCCGCTATGTAGAACGGTGCCTGGAGGCCGTAAATAGTGCTTGACGTACGCACATCGCATGTGTATAGTTAGAACCGTAGCAAGGCAGTACCGAAGGGGCTAACAGGTCGTGAGGTAGGTCTTAAAAACCAAACCTCGAGGGTTCAAGTCCCTCTAGCTCCACACCCCAAACACGGGGCTAGGCAGGTGCCGGGGACGGGCTCTAGATCCAGTTCCCCGAGGGTTCGAGTCCCTCTAGCTCCAGCCCCGCGCCTCGGGGGATTCAGGGGCCAAAGGAGAAGCGAATGCAAGCGCGGCAACTTACCTATCCGGTGATCTTTGCGGCCGGGCGCGATGCGGGAAACCGTCTGATGCGCAGGGCAGGGCGGACCAAGTGGGCAAAGGCGGACTACCGCGCCGCATGCGCGGAATTTAGGCGGCTGGAAAAGCTGATGCTCGCCGAGCAGAAAGGGGCCGCGCGATGATCTGCCAACGCTGGCGCGATCGCCGGCCGCGCTACCGGCCTGCAGGCGAGGTCTTCGACACCAGTCGCGCGGCGGTCGACGAGATCGGCCGGGATATCGCGAAGGCCTTCACCGTTCGCCATCACTATGCCGGCACGTTCCCGGCCGCGCGATTCAGCGCCGGCTTATTCGTGAAGGGCAGGTTCGAGCGCGACGAGCTTGTGGGCGTTGCAATCTTCGCCGGGCCCGTGCATCAGGCGATCGTGCCGAAGTACTTCGAGGGGCTCGAGCCGAACGCCGGCGCCGTGCTCGCGCGTCTCGTGCTGCTCGATCAAGTCGCCGCGAACGCGGAGTCGTGGTTCGTTGCGCGCGCCTTCCGCCTGCTGCGGCCGCGGAAGAGCATCGACGGCGTGCTGTCCTATTCGGATCCGCTCGAGCGCATCGACGCGGACGGCCGCGTGGTCAAACGCGGTCACGTCGGCACCGTGTACCAGGCGCTGAACGCGTCCTACCGCGGCCGCTCACGCGCGCAGCTGATGGTCCTCTCTCGAGACGGCCGCGTGGTCGACGGCCGCGCGATGTCGAAGCTGAGAAACGACGAGAGCGGGGCAGGGTATGCCTACGACCAGCTGCGAGCTCTGGGTGCGCCCGATCGGCGGCCGCTCGAGACGGGACACGGCTACGTGGCGCGCGCGCTGGAGGAGGGCGGATTCCAGGCAGTGCGCCATCCTGGGAACCACACGTACACCTGGTGGCTCGGCGATCAGCGCCGGCGGCCGGCGTGGACTAATCTGCCGTACCCTAAGGCGAACTAGTCCAGCAGGTCGGCGATCACGAAGTGCTTCGGCGTCGGGCCGAGGTCGAGCGCCTTGCTGATCTCGCACTTCGGGAACTTCCTCTGCACGAGCTTCTCCGCGGCCGCGCTCGAGCGCGCATGCACGATCACCTCGGCGCCGGTGCGGCCGGCGCGCCGATACGTGAACTGCACCTGGATCTTGAAGAGCTTCATCCCCGATATTCCCCACTGGGGAAAATTCTGCGAAATGCGAAACTGCGCGCTGCGCTAAGCGATTGATTATTGGCTCCCCGACCAGGGCTCGAACCTGGGACCTGCGGATTAACAGTCCAAGTTCGAAATCTGTATAACGTGCCGGTGCAGCGGGGATTCTCTGTATAGAGCGGGGAATAAATCTGCGCTGATTCCCGCGTGTCAAGAGACGCACGTTCAACAACTTGCAGCATCAATTCCCCACCGCAACGCTGTTCGGAGCGACCGTCGAGATCGTGCCGAGTAGCCGCTTGATGTAGATCTCCGTGGTCTGCACCGACTTGTGTCCCATGAGCATCTGGATCTGCTCGAGCGGCACGCCGCGCAGGTACATGTCGGTCGCGCCCTTCGCGCGCACGTCCATCAACCCGAACGGGCGCACCTTCGCCTTGATGCAGTAGCGGCGCAGCATCGCTGCCATGCCGTCCTCGGTGTACGGCTTGCCGCCGCGGCCGTGGACGAGCGCCGTCGGCAGCTTCACCACCTTCTCTTCCGGCGCAGGCGCGAGCATGCCGAGCATCTGCTCGAGCTCGGGCGTAACTTCGATGTCGACGGTGCGACCCGTCTTCGACTGCCGCACCGGCAGGATCCGCTTCTGCTTGCCCGCTACGGTCTTCGCGCGCGCGGGCGAGGGCGGCAGGCCCAGCACGTCGGACGGGCGCTGCAGCGTGCTGTAGACGAGCGCCATCGCCATCCTCACGCTCGCGATCGCCTCGACGTAGGCCGGCTGGTATTCGTGGTCCTCGACGTAACGATCCTTCGGCCGGCGCGCGAATCGCTTGATGGCCTTGACCGGGTTCACCAGCAGGCCCGGGCAGTGCCCCTTCTCGATCAGCCAGGAGAACATCGACGACAGGAGCGCGAGGCCGTGGTTCGCCTGCACCTGGCCTTTGCCTTCGTCGCTGACACGCCGATCGCGGTACTCGGACAGCAGGTTGGGCTCGAGCACGATCTCGGTCGGAAGCAGCTTGCCGATCGGCGAGATCTTGATGTTCGCCGTCTCCGAGTCGTAGTCCGCGATCGTGCGCTCCGAGAGCTTCCTGCCGGCGGGCAGTCGCCCAGCGCGCGCGTCCGCGAGGAACAGCTCGAGGTAGTAGCCGACCGTCCCGTAGTCCTCTCGAGGATCGTTGTACAGCCTGGCGCGCTGGTTCGCGCGCTTCAGATCCGCACCGAGCGATTCCTTCCGACCGTCCCGGTGCAGATACCGGAACTGACCGTGATGGAACTCGACCCGCCGCTCAAGCCCGAGCGGGTTGCCGTCTTTCCGTTTTCTCCCCACCGTCCTCATAGCGTACCTTTTTCTCGAACGCAGACCAATCTCTGGATGGCGTACGGCCGTCATTGGCTGCATCCTGCTCGCGTCGGCGGGTTGTCTCGAAGTCCGACCGCCAGACGAGCGGCTGCCCGTTCGGCCGTGGCTCCGCCCGTACCTTCAGCACGTCGCGAAAGTAGCGAAGGCGCGCCGCGCCTTGCGTGCGCGGCCGCGTGATGAACTCGATCTCCTCGTCCGTCAGATACGGCGGTGCTGTATTAGCCACCGGCACACTCCAGGCAGACCGCGCTCGTCAACGTCATGCCGAGTCCGCTTCGCGTGCGCGCCGGCGTGTCGATACGCTGGTCGCTCAGCTGCTGTGGATACTTCCATCGACCGCACCGGCCGCACTCCTCCTGGCGCATGCCGGCCTTGTGCTGAATCGCGGCCCACTCCTGCCAGTCGAGGTAACCAGTCGGCGCCTGATCGCCAGGCTTAAAGTCGCCGGCGACGCTCATGTGCGCAACGCGGCCGCCGAGCTTGAAGTGGATGCAGGGCATCAGTCGAACAGCTCGTCGCTCGCGCGCAGCGTGCCGCTGCCGCTGATGAGCTCGAGCGCGCGCAGCTTAGACAGATAGGTCGCGAAGGTCCCGCTCTGCGGTGAGAGTTGAGCCGCATCGCCAGCCTGGTCGCGCGTGATGCCGTCCGGGTACGCGGCCGCGATCGCCTCGAGGAGCCGAGCAGCTCCGCCCCCGAACTCGCCGATCCAGTAGGCGCGCAGCGCCGAACCTGTCGGCAGTGGTTCGTAGGAACCGAGCGCCTCGAGGCCTGCGTCGGTGACGCGGATCGCGTTGGCGTCGCCATTCAGCCATCCCAGTGTGCGGCCCTTGGCGAGGTAGGTGGCGAAGGTGCCGCTCTGGCTCGACATGCCGGCGCGCACGCCCAGCGATCGCCTGGTGAGCCCCTGAGGACGTTGAGCGAGGGCGATCATCATTCGCCGCAGGCCGCCGGTGCCGAGCTCTGGCGACGCGGCTGCCTGGCCTGCAGAGGCCCTCTGCTGGGCTTTATGAGGCACCGCTGAATCAAGGTCTTGCCGGCGTTTGTGTGTCAGGTGTATGTCAATTGACTTACGTTTGGCATACGTTCGCTCCGAGACCTCCGCGAGCGAATCGACGTGCCCGGCGGCTATGTTCAATTGTCCGAGCGCGACGTGGATCTTGCTCTTCGCCTCGGTTGCGATCTCGCGCAGGATCCTCGCCGCCTCTTGCCGGCCGGCGTCGAATCCCTCCTCGCGGCCGCGGGTGTATTCCGCGTTCAGCTGCGCCGGCGTCGCGCCACCTGGCTGATCCTTCGTAAGCCGATGCGCCTGCGCATTGAGCCTCGAGATCTCGGCGCGCAGCCGCTTCGGGTCGTTCGCCTCGGCCTCCTGGACGACGGTCGCGAGCTTGGACTTGACGTCATCCAGGTCGACCTCGGCCCAGCCCTTCAGCTTCTCAGTGCCTTCACCAGTCGGCGCCGCGAACGAGTCGTACGTCTTGAACAGCGGGAACGCGATCCGCACTGGCCCGAAGCCGATCTCCGGCGACCAGACCCAGCCCTCGCCGCGCGGCATCGAGGCGAGCTGCTCGAGCACCTCGCGCCCCTTCGATGCGTCCGGGCAGCCGTCAATCCAATCCTTGATCGCGCCGCGATCGAGCGGATGGATCACGCGCATCGCTATGAGCGTCTCGCAGCTCGTGACGAAGTCCTTGTGCACCTTCTGCGGCCGCTGCGAAGCAGCGAGCAGCGTGATGCCCTTGCCGCGGCCTTCGGACGCCAGGCGGTTCGCCCAGTGCAGCATCTTGCCGGCGTCTGGATCCAGGACCTTGCCCTGCGGCGCGAAGTTGTGCACCTCGTCGATCACGAGCCAGCGTGGCCCGCGCGAGTGGCGAAAGAGCGTCGACGCGAAGTCGATGAAGAACCTGGTGCGATCGCTTACAAGCCAGCCGCCCAGGTCGATGATGCAGGGTCGGTTACCGGTTGCGACGAGCTCGGCGACGTGCGCGCCGGCGTGCGCGTTGAGCGGCACGTCCCCATGCTCGCCGCCGAAGATGACGACCGGGTAGCCGGCGCGATCGCCGCGGGCGGAAGACTTCAGCCCCCACCAGTCACCCTTCGGGTCGAGGATGCAGACCGGGCAGCGATCGTCGAGCATGCGCTCGACCAGGAGCCGGAGCACCGACGACTTGCCGGCGCCGGTCTTGCCCAGCGCGATCAGGTGCTGCTTCAGCGCGGCGTCGGGGATGATCGGCTTCGTCATGCAGCCCTGTTGAATTCGACCACCCACACCCACGGATTCGACGACCACGGCGCGCGCTTGGCGTTAAGCGAGTCCCAAAGCTGCGCGTATCCAGCGCGGTAGTCGAAGCGGTACTCCTGATCGTCCGGAGGCGGCGGGTAGTCCTCCTCGTCAATGCCTTCGGCGCGCGCGTCCGTGCCGCTGATCTCCTGCAGGCGCTCGACGCGAACGCTGACTACATCGAGCAGCAACCGGCATGCCCAGCGCGGCATGTGGATCGCCGGCATCCAGCGAATGCGATACGCGCAAGCGGGTTCGCCATCAGCGCGATAGTCGATCTTCCCTGGTCCATTCGTGGTGAACGTTTCGCGCCCCCACAGCCGGTCGCGAGCGACGCCGTACGGACAGCGTCGATCCCCTGTGCGCACGCTCGGGAAGCCGTGCTTGGCGCTATCGGGTGTCCAGACGCGCCACATCCACCAGCCGTTCTCGCAATGTGGCGCGACCTCTGGACTTAACGGCTGCGGCTTGACCAGCCGCCGCGTCTGCGTCTTCCGGCCATCGAGGATCGCGCGCACCATCTGGCAGCTGAAGATGATCGGGTGCTCGGTCATGCTAGGCTGAATCCATCGGAGGTGAGAAATGGCGATTAGAGTTCAGGGGCCGTTGGATGAGGCAAGCCCGCATTCCGACAGGTTTCTGATGGCGCTTGGTCGATTGGTCGCTGAGTCCTCGCTGCTCGAGTCTCAGATCGACTGGCTCTGCTGGGTCTTGATCAGTCGCGATACCGGTGTCACACAGATCGTCACTGCCGACCTGCAGTTTAGAAACAAGGTCCACCTCGCCCAAGCGCTTGTTCATCACGCGGTCGTCCCGAAGGACAAGGCGGTGGGCGAGAGATTCATCGAGATCCTGAAGGGATGCCATTCGATGTATGACGATCGAAATGACTTCATCCACGGTGTCTGGATCGGTAGCGACAAAGCCGTTCGAGGACATTTTCGGGTTACTGCCAAAGGCGAATTGAGGCCCAAGCTGAGAACTATCGACGCGTCGCCGATCGAGCGTCTGGCCGATCGCTTTCGCTCTTCAACAGGTGAACTAGTAGAGGCAATGCTCGATCTCCACAATGTCATCATGCCGCTCTCAGCAGCTCCTGGACGTGCATGGCCTTGATCGTCAGCGCCAGCAGGTCGAGCTCGTCGAGCTGATAGCGCGTGTAGAAGCCTTTCGTGCCCAGGCCGTGGATCCCGCTCGCGCCCTGGTGGTGTTCATAGCAAAGCGCGACGGTGAGCCAGTGCTGCGATCGCTCGCCGATCCCGGTTCCTTCCTTGATGTGATGAGGGAAGGTGCGGCCGTCCTGCTGCATGCCGAGAAACGCGCACAGCACGCAGGAGAGCAGGACAACGCGGCCGAGGTAGCGCGACTCCGATGCGGTGGCTCTCACGTCGGGAACTCCTGCACGCGCAGATCTTCGGGCCATTCGCGCGGCTCGGCGCCGGCTCGATCGAGAAAGCGCGGCGCCGACAGATCGCATCCATGCTCGTCATTGCGCGCGATGACATTGGATCCAAGCTGCTTGACGAAGCAGGCGACGCCGGCGGCCTTGCATTGCGCGATCGTGTCGTACGCCCACTGCCTGTCGAACGGCCGCGCCTTAGCGCCGCCCTGAGACGATTCTCCGCCGACGATGATCCAGTCGAGCGGAGGAAGGAAACGAGGCGCGAGGGCGTCGGTGTAGTTGAAGTCATCGGCAGCGACCCTACTAAAATCCACAGGCCCGAGCGCGGGTTCGTAGCTGATGAACCGCTTTGCCGCCGGCGTCGCGAGCAGCTTCGGAATGTCGCGATCGGCCTCCTCCTGGTTGACGATCGATGCGCCGAGCCAGACGTTGTGTTGGGGCCGAGGGTGGTTATAGGTGACGATCATCTTCGATGCGTTGCCGATACGTTTCGTCAGCAACAGCCAAGTCAGGTGCGGCGTGGCTTCGATCAGAGTGAACAGATCATCGCGCCACGCCTCCGGCACCTCGTTGTCGAAGACGTCGGCGAGCGAAGCGCAGAAGACCAGGTGCGGCCGCGGCGGATAGATGTCTCGTCCGCCCATGCTCCACTCGTCGACCTTCTGCTGCTGCTTGCGATTCCAGGCGAGCGGCGCTTTCCAGGTAGACGAGCTCGTGCGCATGCGCGGCGTGCCGGCGCCCCAATGCACCGCGCCGCCGTACCGCATGCGCTTGTCGAGCGCCTCGGCGTAGCAGTGATCGCAGCCTGGCGAGATCTTCGTGCAGCCGATCCACGGGTTGAACGTGGAGTCGCACCAGGCGATGCCGGTCGTCTCAGCCACTTGCTAAGGCGCTCCCGGTCAGCTGCTCGCGCGCGTACGCATACGACCAGCGCGCGATTGATTTTTCATCTTCGGGCAGAGCGCGGCATTGCGCCTCGCAGGCTTTGAGTTCCTCGAGGTTGCTCGCCGAGGAGATCTTGTTCAGCGCTTCTTGCAGTGCAGCCATCAGATGGCCAGCTCCGAAGCTCGTCGCGCAGTGCTCGAGAGGAGTTCGGCGTCGCCTTCCTCGAATTCAACTTCGTCTACTACCTCGCCGCCGGCGTCGTCCTGGTCCCACACCGAGAGCTCGATCCTGCGCACCTTGTATCCATTGCTTGGCCCTGCTTTCAGCAACTCCGCGAAGCGCTCGAGCGCATCGGCGAACTCGGCCAAGCAGCGCTTCGGGTTCTCTCTTGCGGACGTCACGGCAGCTCGACGCACTTCTCGATCGACACCCAGACCGGCGGATGCGCGCCGCCGTGAACGTCCAGGCGGACGTGCGCGCCGCGGCGGAGCAGCTCGAGGTCTTCGTCGGACGGCTTCCAGAACGAGGTGTACGTCTGCTTGAATGTGCCGCCCGCGTTGACCTGGACGGGAAGCGATCCGCACTCGCCGCGCGGCGTACCAGGCGGCGGGCCGAGCAGCAGCGTCTGCCCCTCGAACTCGATCGGCTTCACTTGATGCTGTTCCGGCGCTTCGACCAGATGTAGAGCATCCCGGAAATCAGGAACGCGATCGCGATCGCCGGGATCCACCAGGGGCCCGACGTCTTGAGCCACCATATTGCGAGCCAGACTTGCAGACAAACGAACCACAGGTCGATCGTTCTCACGTTCTCCTCCTACGCTGCCGCTACCGCGTTGTGCGACAGCCTCCAGACAATGAAGCGCTGATCGCGTGGGACGCGGTACTTGCCGCGCGCCATTGGGTGCTTCGGATCCCCAGAGCCTGTCTTACCCAAGCACAGGATGTCGGGATACGGCGCGACGCCCGACTGGATCTCCTCGACCAAGTGGTCGACCAGGATCTGATCTCGGACGAGCGCGCCCCAGCATGCGACCACTGCGGCCGCGAGCTTCGCCTGCTCGACCACAATGCGCCAGTTCTCGTGGATCGTGTCGCGCACGTACCAGTCGGGCCCGCAGTCCATCCAGGCGGCCCACTTGCGGCATGCCTCTGGATCGGACGATCGGAACGGATAGAGATTGACGGCGACGTACTGATCGAATCCGTTGACGCGCGCGAAGTGCTGCCAGGCGAGCGTGGTCGGATCCTCTACGTCCTTTCCGGCGGTCGACGGGTTGTGCCCGATGTAGCACACGGTCCTGCCTGGGCCCCAGCTGCGCGAGAGCGTCCAGCGCAGCGTGCCGTTGAGCGAGACCGTCGCCTCGCGACGGATCGTGAGGTCGGTCACCAGGCCTCCGGCTCGCGGCGCGCGTTGATCTTCAGCACGCCATTCCTGAAAGTGGCGTCCGCGTAGAACTTCAGCTCGTCCGGAAAGAACATCCGCTCCAGCGCCCGGGGCATCGCCTGCTGGTACATCAGCGATCGCCGCTCGTTGTAGATGAGCACCTGGCCAGGTGGCGTGATGCTCCGCTGGACCTTCACGGTGCCGTGCCAGTGGCTGATGCCGCGCTGCGGCGCGCGCATGGTCGTGTAGACGCCTGCCGTCACGCCGCGATGTTCTGCTCGTTGAGGAAGTCTTCGATCGAGTCCTGGATCCGCTGCGCGAGCTGGGCGACGATCGCTTCGTCGGTGTCCCGCTTCGCATCGCGCAGGAAAACCCGCGCGAGCTCGTCGCACCTGGTGTCGTAGCTCACGATCAGCCCCCGAGCTCGCCGAGCCGCTTCTGGTAGGCGGCCTTGATCGTCGCCTCGTCCGGCGCCGTCCACGAGATCAGGCGCGTCTCGTCCATGACGACGCTCAGGATCTCGGTGTCCTGGCACTGGGCGAACTTCGCGATGAACGCGTCGCGTTGCTCGACCGTGCCGGTGATCTTGTCTTTCTTGCCGTCCTTCGGTTCGGCCGCTTTCTTCGCCCTGTCCTTGACAGCGGCGACGCCTCGGGCCTTCGTCTTGTCTCCTGCCTGGCCGGCGTTCGCCCGTTCCGCGGCGCGCGCGGCGCGGCTGTGCTCGAGCAGCGACGCCCAGGTCGCCTCGCCGTCTCGCACAGAACCCCAGACCGTGCGCAGATCCGCGAGCTCCTTCGGCGAGCACGTCGCGAGATCGTGGCCGACGTACTCGGTCAGCTCGTCGACCGGCACGTTCAGCTTGGCGAATCCGTCGGCGATTTCCCGGCGCTCCGCGTCCGGATCGCGCGCCGCCTCGTCCAGGCGCACCGAGCGGATGATCGCCTCGGCCTCGGCCTGGATGTCGCCCGGGATGTGACGCAGCCCGCAGTTGCGGCGCATCTTCGAGACGAGCGCCCATTCCTTGTTGAGCAGGTCCTCGTCGGTTGCCGGCACGGTGTAGACCGGCTTGTTGTAGCTGTTCATGCGGACGCTGATGTACGTCCCGTCATCCATCGGCTTCGAGCGCTCGACGGTCTTCGACACGGTCACGTCGGCGAACTCCGTCTGGTTGTCCTCGAGGTTGGTGACGATGACGCGGATCACGCGGCGCATGTCGTCTTCGTAGATGACCGGCGTCTCGGTCATGACGTTGGTCAGGCAGCGCAGCGCCATTTCGGCGAAGCGGATCCCGAGGCCCTCGACGCCGTTGCCGACTGGCTTGCGGTACAGCGTGCTCTTGTCCTTCGCGAACGCGGGGCGCCGGCACTCCTTCAGGATCTTCTGGCGCACCTCGTCCCAGTTCCGCGGCCGGCGCATGGCCATGATGTAGCGAGCTTCGACTGCGGCCTTGGCTTCGGCCTCGCGCGCGGTCGCGAGCGGGTTCGAGGCGATAGCGACGGGCATCGACCCGCCGAAGTCCTTGCGCTCGGCGACGTTATCCTTCAGTGCTTGAACTGCGGTGTTCATGCGATCTCCTTGGTCAACAGCTTGCGATAGCCGGGCTTTGGCCCGACCGTGTATCCAGCGCTCGGCTTGGTGAGCTTCCACGTCGCGAGCGTGCGGCCCTGGTGGCGGAGCTCGCTCGCGTCCTTCATGAACGCCTGCAGCTGCGCCTTCAGCTCGTCCACCTGAGCCTTGCTTCGTTTCTCGGCGGCTTGCTCGGCGAGCAGCTGCGCATGAAGCGCGACGATCGCGTCGTCGGCTTCCACGATCGCGCCGGTGTCCTTCCGATAGAGCAGCCTGGCATCGAGCGGCTTCTCGGGATCCGGCAGCGTGCGCGCTTCGACGTGCTGCCACACCTTGCCGCAGCGCTCGACGATGTAGGCCTCGAGATCCCGATCGGCCGGGATGACGTACACCTCGATCGGCGGCAGCTTCCCCGTCAGCAATTCCTTCAGCGACTTCTCATCGATGAAGCAGACGGGAACGTGGCCGAGCGGCATCCTCGAGACCGCGAGCTGCTCCTGCACCTGCCACAGCACGCGATCCGGAACTTCGTCGGTGCCTGGCTCGCCCCAGTCGCGGCGCCGATACCAGCCGACCGACTTCGCTTCGACGATCAGGTTCGAGCCGATGCCGTCGATGTGGGCACCGAGCCACTTGTGCTCGGCGTGTCGCAGCGTGTCCGGTGAACGCACGGCCAGGCTGCCGAGGCTCGCTTCGTAAGCATCGAGGATCCGCGGCTCGACCAGGTTGCCGATCTCGACCTCGAGCACGTCGTCCAGGTTCTCGCGTTGGAGCTCGCCCATCTTCTCGAGGGCGACCCGCACGCCGTCTCCGGCCATGATCCGCGGCACATCGGAGCTGAAGATGCCGGTGTGTCGGATCTTCCTCTGGTCTTCGGTGATCACGTCTTCGTCCCCTTGAGTTGCTTGACCTTGTCCTGCGCTTCCTGCGCGTTCGCCGCGTCGCGCTGCTGGTCCTCGAGATGCTCGCGGCGAATGCGTTTAAACGTGCGCTTGAGATCGGTCTTCGCGCTCGGCGTGTATTCGAACGCCCGATCCAGGATGGAACGCGGCAGCCTCATCGGAACACCAGGAAAAGCCCGACGGTGATCGCCAGGCCGACAATGACGAGGACCGCGGCGACGAACTCCTGCCGCGGCCGCGCTCTGTTCTCGGCTATCCATTCCCGAGTGCGCTGGATCACTTCGTCGTCGCTCACGGCAGGAGCTTCGGGTGCATCATCAGGAACCCAGCCACGAAGAGCGTCACGAAGATCCCGACGCGCACAGCAGCGTTGAACATGCGTCTGCGCAGGGGCGGACGAACTGGCCGCAGCCATTCTTTGCTCGCGTAGTCGTTCGGCAGGGTTGTCATCGGAAGGCCAGTTCTTCCTCGACCGTGCATTCGCAGCTCGCGTCCCAGTCGCAAACGGAGCAGGAAAGCAGGGCACCGGCGAACTCGAGATCGGCGCCGCATTCCGGGCATCCCTCGTCGTCATCTGGATACGGCTCGCCGATGTCGCCGGGGCCGACTTGGATGGTCGGACCGAAGAACTCGCGGCCGGCGCTCATGCGAACCTCTGCTGCAGCGACGCGAGGAGCGCTCGCGCTACTGAGTCAGGGCACTCCTGCAGGAAGACTTCGATCTCCGCTTCGCCTTTGCCGGCGAGCCGGTGTGCAGCGATGAGCTCGAGCTGCATGACCGGGATCGATGCGCCACACTGATGCTTGATCGAGATACCGGTACAGATGCCCGAGATCTCGAAGCCGTCGACGACGATGGTCGACTTCCCGGCCGGCACGAGATTGACCTCGAAGGTGCCGCGCGGTCTGTCGTTGGGATGCTTGCCTTGCTCCACACTCGCCTCCTGCCGTTATTCCAGAGACGGCAAAAAGCGTAAACCCAATAATGGGTCTTGTCAACCCAAAGATGGGTTGAGGCAGGAAGCTATTGTTTCACTGGCGGATTCCTATCGGTGGATAACTCGGTTCTATAACCGTGTGCCCAGCAGCTATTGCCGCCTAGTTCTACAACTTTCCCGCTCGGCGCGGTCCTTTTCCTTCGCGGCCGCGATCGTCTGCCATTGCATGTTGGCTGGCCGATCCTCACCACCAGCACACAGGGGACGGACGTGGTCGATCACATAGCCAGGGCAGGGCCCGCGGGTCTTGTCAGTTGAAGGGCAGGGGTTGCTGCGGAGGAACTCGATCCGCGCCTTACTGCTACGCTGCGCGGCGCCGGCGTCGATCGTGAGCGCGAGCAGCCCGAGCAGGGCCGCCAGCGCTCTACTCACCGAAGATCTTCTCCCAGGCGTTCAGCTGGCGCAGCGCTGGCAGCTGGGCGCCGCAGTGCTTGCACTTCAGGGCCTCGCGTTTGACCGCCTCGGCGCACTGCGGGCACTTGCGCAGGAAGCCGCGCTGGAGCTCGTCGGCTTCGTCGGGTTGCTTCTTGCCAGATGCCGCGCCATAGATCAGGTGCAGCGGGATGGTGATCACCAGCAACACCGCTCCGAACGCTACGGCGATGAGGTGCAAGACGATGAATATCAGGTGGCCCAAGGCCTACTCCGTCGTCACCTTCATTCGCTTCCAGTTGCGGTACATCCGCTCTTCCTCCTTCGTCGCGCCTTTGACCACTTGGGGGTTGCCGACCTCGAGCGATGGGATGAGGATCTGATAGGCGGATAGGTCAACGGCCGCGGCGATCGCCTCTATTGTGTCAAGCGTCGGCCCATTCTCCGCCTTGCACGCTCGCTGGATGGTGGAGAACCGGACGCCCGAATCCTTAGCGAGCGCATGCTGCTTCTTCGTGATATTGGGCAACGCGCGATAGTGGTGATCGAGAAGCTTCTGAAGATTCTGCGCCATGATCGTGCGCATGAAGCCTGGAATCTTCGGCGTTTTCTTTTGTCCTTTCATCACGTTAAAGTCTAGATCGCCGCCCAACCCATTAGTGGGTTGACGAAACCCAAGTATGGGTCTAGGATTTCTCAGCATGGAATCCATGCACGAGTACGTCATCCGGCAGCTCGTTTCGACTCCACTGACCTATCAAGAAGTCGCCGACGGATCCGGCGTTGCGAAGCGCACCGTCGAGAAGATCGCGCGCAGGGAGATCGAAGACCCTGGCGTTAGCCACATCGAGAAACTCGCTGAGTTCTTCCGTTCACAGGAAGCGAGGGCCGCTTGAATCGCCGCACGTTCCTCGCCTTGCCGGGGCTGATCGCTCTTCCGGCGATCGGCGTCCCGTGTGGCCTGGCACTAGCCGCCGTCGAACGCATCAATGCGCCGAAGTACCGGAAGGCGTGGTTCCGGGTTGATCCAGTGACCGGAGAGTGGACGCAATGCCCTCCGCCACCCGCCGCGCTAAGTCGGGCGAGAGCGCAAAGCAGACTTCCTCGGGCCGGCCTGGATCGAATGTCAATCGAACCTCCAGGCGGCGATACCAGCAGGTCGGGGTCAACTTTGATCGCGCCCGCAACGCAGACGGCGATGCCCCTGTACTCGCCGGTCCGCTCGGCCCCGCCAACCATCTTGTTGTGTCGCATCGCAATGGCGATTTGTGCGAGCCGCGGGGCGGCTTTGACGAAGTGCGTCGATGCCAGCGTGAACTGCGAGAGCTTGCCGGTGTCGTTGTCGCGGAGAACGAGCAGAACTGTGGCGCCGTTGTCGACGGCGTCCGTGATTACGTGCATGAAAGCCTCCGTGGAAAGGGTTGGTCGTCTGGCGACGTCGATTCTCCCACGGGGGCTTTCGTGCCCATCGGCGACTGCGAACGTGCGCATGGCGCCAGTCTCCCTTTTTTTGCCCTGAGTTCACATGCAACAACAAGCAAAGAATTTGCATGCCGTTGCTGCTCAGGGGGAACTGCCGCTCATCAAGGCGCCGCGGCCGCAGCCGGTCTCGGACGACGTGATCCGTGCGTGCAAGACGCTGCTCGATGCGATCAACCTGCAGATCAACGTCTCCGGCCAGGACGAGAAGGATCTCTACCTGTCGCTCAAGATCGAGTCGTCGCACTGGTCGCGCATGCGAAAGGGCGAGGTCCACTTCCCTACGAACAAGCTGGAGCAGCTGGGCGAGCTCTGCGGCAACGACATCGTCCTGACCTGGTGGGCGTGGCGTCGCGGCAAAGGCCTGCACTTATTGCTCTCGGAAGCCGAGCGGCAGCTGCTGATTGAGCGCGCGCGGGCCGACAAGGCAGAAGAGCGGTTGCAATACCTCGAAGGGCTTGTAACAGCGAAACCGTAGCAATACCGCCGCGCGATCGCGCCGGCGGGCAACGCAGGATCGGGAGGGGTCGGCGTACGTGTACCTGGCATTGAACCAATTCAAGACTGCCGCTGGCCGGGCTTCGGCCGAGCCTGACGCTATCCGCGGTGATCGCTTTGCCGCGCCCGCGCCGGCGGCGGATCACAACTCCGAGGAGATATGAACGCACCCGCAAGCATGGCGGCGCTCGCTGCGCCGGTGAGCAAGTTCATCGCGATCGCGGCGATCGCGCCCAGCAAGACCCACATCCAGGAGCTTCGTCGCGAGCGCTTCGACAAGAAGCTGCTCGAGGAGCTCGCCTCCAGCATCCGCCAGGTCGGAGTACTCCAGCCGATCGTCGTGCGGCCGCGCGGACCGGATCGCCACGAACTCGTCGCCGGCGAACGGCGATGGCTCGCGGCCAAGATCGCCGGCCTCGCCGAGATCCCGGCTAGCGTCGCGGATCTCTCCGATGAGCAGGTGCTCGAGGTGCAGCTGATCGAGAACCTGCAGCGCGAAGGCCTGCACGAGCTCGAGGAGGCCGAGGGCTACGAAGAGCTGATGAAGCTGAAGAAGATCTCGGCCGACGCTGTGGCGGACATGGTCGGTCGCAGCCGCAGCTACGTGTTTAAACGCACGAAGCTGCTCGCGCTCTGCCCGGAGGCGAGGAAGGCGTTCTACGCCGGCACGCTCGATGCATCGCGCGCGCTCCTGGTCGCGCGCATCGGTCACCACGATACGCAGCGCCAGGCGCTGAAGGACATCACGCAGGACAACGGCTACGAAGGGCCGATGTCGTACCGCGAGGCGCTCGAGCACATCCAGAACGAGTACATGCTCCGGCTGAAGGAGGCGCCATTCGACATCAACGATGCGGCGCTCCTCCCGAAGGCCGGATCCTGCCAGGCCTGTCCGAAGCGCACCGGCAACCAGCGCGAGCTCTTCGGCGACGTGAAGAGTGGAGACGTCTGCACTGACCCGAAGTGCTTCGACGACAAGCGCCAGGCGCACTACGCCGGCGATCGCAAGCGCCTCGAGGCGAAGGGCAAGAAGGTCGTGCACGGCGACGCGGCGAAGAAGGTGTTCCCGCATTGGAAGAACGGCAGCACGAGCCTCGCCGGCGGTTACGTCGCGCTGAACGACACCACCTATGCGAGCGGCCGCGACTGCAAGGTCAAGGATCTGCTCAGCGCCGACTACGAGCCGATGCTCGTGCAGCACCCGCAGAGCGGCAAGATCCACGAGATCGCCACGCAGCAGGCTGTTGCGAAGGCGTCGCAGCAGCCCGGCGCGACCGTTCGCGCGCGCGCGGCCGCCAAGTCGAGAGCGCCGAAAGGCCCCGACGTCGACGAAATGCTCACCGACCGGCTCGCGGAGCTGATCCACAAGAACGCGCCGAAGCAGTTCAGCCGGAAGTGGCTCGTCGACCTGGTGAAGGAAATGTACGAGCACCTCGGCAGCCTGCGCAATGACGACGCAGTGGCGAAGGCCTGGGGCTGGCCGAAGAACGCGTTCTCGAGCCGCGGCTACGGCTCCAAGCTGCCGGCGCAGGTGGCGAAGCTGAGCGAGCGAGATCTCGTTCTCTTCGCGTTCCACCTGATCTTCGCCGTCAGCCCGTACTCCCGCGATGGCGTCCTGAAGCTCTTCGGCATCAGCGAGGGCAAGACGCGCGAGCTGATCATCCAAGAGCGGAAGAAGGCGGCGGCGCTGGCACGCGCGGCCGCGAAGCAGAAGAAGAGCAAGTGAACGCGACGCTCAGAACCGTCCGGCTGCTGCGCGAAGTCCCGCGCGCGTTCACGCCGGCGGAGAAGTCTCTGATCCGAAAGGTGCATGGCTACATGCCGGCGCAGCAGCTGCTCGACGTCTTGAATGAGCGCCTGGCATCCGACCTCGGGCCAGAAGAGACACCGCACACGATGGAGCAGCTCTACTCGGAGATCGGCGACTCGCAGGTCATGCCGGCCGGCGGTCATGACTGGTCGAGCCTGCGCAAGCTCGTCGCGATCGCGCGGGGCAAGGGCACGCTCGAGGCGATCACGAAGCAGGTGATCGACGACTTCGCGGTCGTCTTTTCCTTGAGCTCCCAGCAGGTCCTGCGTTTACACGACGTGCTGCTGCGCGCGAAGGAGAGCGACGAGTGACGCGCGCCGTCATCCAGCGGGACGTGCTCCTGGGCGCGGTGCTCGACCTGGGCAGCGTGGCGATCGATCTTTCGGAGTACGCGACGACTGGCCTGCGGATCGTCACGGTGGGCCCGAGCGGGATCGGCAAGACGAACGCGGGCCTCTTGATCGCCGAGCAGCTCGCGGAGCAGGGCTGGGTCTGCGTCCTGGTCGACCCCGAGGGCGAGATCGCGTCGATGTACGGGCCCGCGGTCGCCAGCGTCGATGCGCTGCGCGAGCGCCTGCAGAAGCGCGACAAGCCGTTCCTGGTCGTGTCGGCCGAGGATGCCGGCGAGTTCATCCCGTACGGCCGCGCGATCCTCGAGGCCGCAGACCGGCATCGCAAACCGATCTTCGTCATGATCGACGAGGGCCAGGTGTTCAGCGCGCCGAAGAAGAGGAAGGGCGACATCGGCGAGGCGGCCGACATCGTCAACCAGTTCGCCGAGCGCGGCCGCAAGCGCGCGCTGGATCTGTTCCTGACCGCGACGCGCTTCACCGGCTCGCTGCATCGATCGATCTTCGCGAACAAGAACCTGTCGCTGATCGGCTGCCAGGAGGATCCGACAGCCTGGGCCGCGCTCGCGCCGCAGTTCCGCTCCTCGAGGATCGAGTTCAACGATCTGGCCGCGCTGGCGCCAGGCGAGTTTTTCTGCTTCAGCCGCCGAGGCGTCGAGAAGGTGCGCATGCCTATGGCCCGGGAGTTGAAACGCGTGGCGCCAAAGGCGAAGGCGAGCAAGCCGAAGCTGCCCACGAGCTTCAGCCAGTGGGACCGCGCGATGCGCGAGACGCCGACGCCGCGGCTGCGCGCGCTCACCGATCCGGTCGTGGCACTGCTCGGCGCCGTCGCCGGCCTTTCGTCGCAGCAGATGCTCTCCGGCGCGCGAGCGCTGCAGGACGAGCTCGAGACGCGCGCGTGAAGACCGCCGCGCAGGTCTCCGCCTGGTGCGCAAACGCCGCTCGAGAGTTTGGTGACCCGAGCCTGCCTATCTGCCAGCTCTTCTTCCGCTGGAAGGAGATCCCGGCGGTGCCGCTCGGGGAGGACGAGCTCGTGTGCGGCGTCGCCGGCGGCGTAACCGTGCTGCTCCTCGGTCCTGAGTTCGCACCGTTCCCGATCCCGATCGAGGAGCGCATGCGGCTGGACGAAGAGGGCTGCCTGCAGGCCTTCGGCGCCGATCGCATCGCGCCTGGCGTGTGGGCGCTGCAGCCGTCGCTCAATGCCGAGGGCGCGATCCACGCGTTCGTCGTGATGCACGGCGTGCCGGATCCGGCGCCGTGGGAGCGGAGGATCGTTGTCCCGTGAGCCGCTCGCTCGACTGGGAGCGTTTCGTCCTCGCGCACGGCTGGCGCGCCTGGCTCTACGACCTGGCCGCGGTGCTCGGTAAGTCGAGCCACGAGATCGATCGCGTGCGCCGAACGCGAGCATGCACCAGGCTCGGGAAGATTAAGCACTTCGCGGAGCTCTTCTCGTTGTGGCAGGGCCGAGCGCCGCGCGATGACGAGTGGCCGCTGCCGCGCAGGTCAGGAACCGCAAGCGGCTACGAATGGCAGGCGCCGGAGCTCGCATTCCTTGCGACGCTGGTCGGCCGCTTTTCGACGGACGCGATCGCGAAGATCCTGACGAAGCGGCTGCGCGAGAAGACCGGCGACCGTCGCGCGAAGCGAACGCGCTGGGGCGTGTTGATAGCGATGCAGCACAAGCTAGGACTCCTGCATTCCGATGTCTGCGGTGGAATCACGCTCGCCAAGGCCGGCCGGGAGATCGGCTCCTACGCGATCGCATGGCAGGCGATCGAGCGCCGCGAGCTCCGTGCATTTCGCATCGGGAAGATGTGGATCATCCCTCACGCTGCATGGAGCGCGTGGAAGGCGTCGCGGGTCTTCCCGCCGAAGGGTTACGTCCAGCTGAGCACGCTGAAGAAGCCGCTCGGGATCCGCAGCGACAAGCTCTCGGAGTGGGCGCGCATGGGCTACATGCCGACGGCACTGCGCTGCAATCCGTACGGCACGCGTGCGAAAAATACGAAGTTCGGCAGCTGGTACGTCGATCGAGCCGTGGCGGCGCAGCTGGTTCGCGATCGGCGCCTCGGCAAGCCGATGCCCTGGTGGGGGAAGCCCGAGCCCGGCAATCTGCAGGTGACCTGGAAGCTGCTCGAGGAGCGCCGGCATCCGACCTCGTGCAAGACGTGCGCGCAGATCTGGGGCCCGGAGGGAGCGCCGCGGACGTACGACGACTACGCGGTGCGATACCCGCCGCTCGCGCACGGCGCGAAGCGTCACTTGACGCGCAAGTGGAGCCCGGGCCTCACGATGAAGGAAGTCGCGAAGCTCTGCAGCCGCAGCTGGGGCGGCGTACGGCTCGCCATCATGAACGGCACGCTGCCGGCGACGCGCGTCGGTGTCACCTGGTACGTGACGCGGACCGATGCGACACGCTGGAAGGCGCGCCGGTGTCCAGGCGGTGGCGATCAGAAGTCGTGGCTGTCGGTGGCGGCCGCGTGCCAAATGCACGAGTTCAAACGCGTCGAGCTGCTCGGGTATATCAAGGACGGCGCGCTGCGCTCGAAGCTCGGAACGAACGGGCCGATGCGCGGGATCACGTACGTCCTGCGCAACCAGGTGGCGATGCTGCGGCAGAAGCTCGGCTACTCGTTGCAGGAGGGCGCGCGGCGCGCGCGCGTCACTGTGGCGAGATTTCGCAAGCTACTCGAGGGCGTGAACTGGCGGGGGGCTAGCGGCATTCCGCTCGACACCGTGAACGCGGTCATCAAGCGCATCGAGTCGCGCGAGGGCTACACGATCGAGGAAGCGGCTGCAGCCGTTCGGACGACGCGCTCCTGGATCAAGGAGCGGATCCTGGACGGCACGATCCGCGTGCAGCGCGCGAAGTGGGATGGACGCCGCGTCTACATCACGGCGCCGATGCTCGAGCGGCTGCGTAGGGTCAAGCGTAAGCCGATCAAGCACGAGAACTTCACCGACGCCTGGATCTTCCTCGGGCCCGCGGCCGCGCTCGCCGGCGTCTCGACGTCGACGATCCAGAACTGGCATCACCGCGGTGAGCTGCGTCTGCGGCGCTCGCACCTGGGAGCTCGCTACAGCCGGCGGCAGGTGAAGGCCTGCGCGCGCCGCTACTGGAAGGCACCGAAATTCCTGCGAGCCGTCCCGCCCGAGTGGTTGCTGCTCGAGCGCGTGAGGCCGGCCGCGAACGAAGAGCGAACCCCGCTGAGGTTGGTCGCATGACGGAAGTTCTGCCGATCCCGCTCGTCCCGCCGGAGTGCGATCTCCGCAACTTCGGCTTCATCCCGCTCGAGTTCCGGCGGCTCTTCACCTCGGAGACGTGGCTGCTCGGCAAGCCCGAGGAGAAGCTCGCCGCGCTCGCGCTCTGGTGCGAGAGCTGGCACCAGGTGCCGGCGGCAAGCCTGCCCGACAACGATCGCGTGCTCGCCCACCTGTCGCAGGCCGGCACGCGCTGGCCGAAGATGCGCGACCACGCGCTGCGCGGCTGGGTGCGCTGCTCGGATGGGCGGCTGTATCACCCGGTCGTCGCGGAGAAGGCGATCGAGGCCTGGAAGGGAAAGCTCGAGCAACGGGCACGCACGCATGCCGCGCGCGTCGCCGCCATCCGCAAGAAGATCGAGAAGGCAACCACAGACGAGGAACGGAGGCTGTTACAGGAGCAGTTACAGGCACTGCTGGCGGATGTAACAGGCTCCAAGGGACAGGGAGAGGGAAAGGGAAAGGGATATGGAGAGGGACAGGGACAGAAAAGCAAACCCCAAACCCTTTCCGACGCTGCGCGCCGGGCCGCGGCCGAAACGTGGCAGGCCTACAGCGCCGCCTACCGTCAGCGCTACGGCGTGGAGCCGCTGCGGAATGCCAAGGTCAACGGGATGCTCGCCCACTTCGTCGGCCGGGTTCCCCACGACGAGGCGCCGGCGGTAGCCGCGTTCTACGTCGGGCACAACAAGCAGCTCTACAACTCCGCCCGGCATTGCGTCGACCTGCTGCTGCGCGACGCCGAGGGCCTGCGCACCGAGTGGGCGACCGGGTCCAAGGTCACCGAGACCTCGGCCCGCCAGGCGGATCGCACGGCAACCACCGGTGACCAGGTCGAGCGGCTGCTGGCTGAGTCGAGGCGGACCGCATGAGCCGGAACGCGGTTGCAACGGAGCTCACGGAACTGATCGAGCAGCTCCAGGACCTGAGCCGGCGCGCCGAACGTCTCGCGAGCTCGTCCGGTGGCCTGGTCGACCCGGGATATTTTCGCGCGTGCCACACGGCCGCGGTGATGGCCGCCGGCGATCTGGACTCGAAGGGGCTGCTGCTTCGGAAGGTTGAGGCATGAAGGCGAGCGCGAACCTGATCAAGGCGATCGGCGTCACGCTCGAGCTCACGAACACGCAGCTGTCGGACGGCGCCGTCAAGGCGATGCTCGCAGATCTAGCCGCGTATCCGGAGGACCAGGTCCTCGGCGCGCTCAAGCGTTGCTGTCGCGAGCTGAAGAGCAGGCTCACGCTCGCCGACGTGCTCTCGCGGATTGACGACGGCCGGCCCGGGCCCGAGGAAGCCTGGTCGATGATCCCGCGTGACGAAGCCGCCACGACGTTCTGGACGCCTGAAATGCGCATGGCGTACGGCGCGGCGCGCGCGTTGCTCGAGCACGGCGACGAGGTTCCTGCCCGCATGGCGTTCATCGAGCGCTATCGCATCCTGGTGCAGCAGGCGCGTGATGCGCGCGAACCGGTGACCTGGGAGATCAGCCCGGGCACGGACAAGAACGCGCGCGAGATCGCGATCCTCGAGGCCGCGGAGAAGGGGCGCATCAGCGCAGACGCCGCGCAGCGATTGCTGCCGCATCACCGCGAAGGCGATGCGATGGACAAGCGCCTTCGCGCGATCGCAGTCAAGTCGATGCCGCTGCTCGAGAAGGCGCTGTGAGCGCGCGGGATCTCTTCTCAGATGAGACGCCGGCGCCAGCGGCCGCGAGCTCGACCCAGACGTGCGGATCCTGCGCGAACGGCACGATAACCGTCGGCTCGTTCGTCCGCTGCTCTTTCGGTCCGCGGTGGAAGCTGTACTCGCAACGGCAGGCCTGCGACTTCAACCCCACGCAGTTTGTCTCGCTCAATGCCGCGGCGATCGCGAGGCGCGCGGCGCAGGCCGGCATCGACCAGGCGGCCGCCGGCGCCGATCGCGAGATCTCCGGCTGGTCGACCACTGCGTTCGAGTTCATCAGGAGCTACGCGATCGCGCATCGCGGGCAGCAGTACATCGGCCACGACATCGTGCAGGCGTCGATCGCCGCCGGCGTCGTGCAGCCATCGAATCCCAAAGCGTGGGGGGCGCCTATCCAGCGCGCCGCGCGTGAGGGCGTGATCGTGCGGGTCGGTTACTCACCGGATCCCAATCGACACACCAACCCGGTCCCGTTGTGGGCCACGGCAGCAGCGTAAACAGCAGCGTTTAAACGAGGAGAAACGATCATGGGTGGCACGGCACCAGGAACGCAGAGCGACAAGACCCCGCGCGGGCGTAAGGGCGCGGACAAGCAGGAGCAGGTCGAGCGGCCGCAAATCGTCGACGAGCGGATCGACGAGCTCGTGCGGCTGAAGACCAAGGCCGACGAGGCCTCGGAGGATTTCTCGAACGCGATCAAGAAGACGGCGGAGGACTCGGGGCTGCTCGCCTCGGTCGTGCGCCGGTTCGTCGTGGCGCGCGCCGGCGAGAACTTCCAGGAGAAGAAGCGGGAGTGCACGCAGCTCGCGCTCCTGTTCGACGAAGTGGGGGAGTAGCGGGCCAGCGGGTGATGACGACCTACGATCCATCGGCCGGCTGGCCTTTTCCGCAGAAGCACTGAGCGATGCACGCGCGCTCCTGGTACATCGGCAACTCCGGCGAGAAGCTGGAGCGCGCGCTCGCCATTCTCGGCATGGTGCAGGTCGAGGCGGGCGACGACTGGGAGCTCGTGCTGCGGCCGTACCGCAAGCCGCGCACGCTCGAGCAGAACCGGCGCTACTGGGCGATCCTGCACGAGATCTCCGCGCAGCCCGTCGAGGGCAAGCGCTTCGCCGCCGAGTCGTACCACGAGTACTTCAAGGCGAAGTTCATCGGCAAGGAAGAGGTGCTGCTGCCGAACGGCGAGGTGTTCAACCGCCCGATCTCCACGACGACGCTCGACACATCGCAGTTCGACGAGTACCGCCTCGAGATCGAGGCCTGGGCGGCCGACCACGGGATCCAGCTGAGCGATCCTCGAGAGAGGCACGCGGCGTGAGGGTCTTCATCACCGTCTGCAGGAGCGGCGCCTTCCTGGTGCGCGTTCCAGCTGGCAAGCAACCGCCGGCCGAGTATGAATTCCCGGATCTGTTCTGCGCGCGCGCGTTCTGCGTGGCTTGCGATTTCACCTGGGTCGTCACGGCATGAAGCTCGTCCTTCCATACCCGGTGAGCGCGAATCGCTACTGGCGCAGCTTCGCTGTACGGCGCAAGGGTCAGAACCACTATTCGGCGATCGTCGCCGTCTCGGACGAGGCGCTCGCCTACAAGTCGCTCGTCGGCTGGACCGCGAGGGCAGCCGGCCTGAAGGAGCCGTCGACGAAGCCGGTCGAGATCGGATCGATCCTGCTCGTGCCGCCGGCGACGCGCGAGCGCAAGGATCCGCGCAGCGGCGTGATGGTCGAGGTGAAGAACGGAGTCGTCATCAACATCGACAACGCGCTGAAGGTGACATTCGATGCGCTGAACGGCGTCGCCTACGTCGACGACGCGCAGATCAAGAGAATCAAGGGGCCGATCGAGTACGGCGAGCCCCAGGGCAAGGGCGGGCTGATCATCGAGATCTACGAGTTCATTCCACCGCCGGCGCCGATCTTCGCAGCGATCGAGGAAGCGGCGACGTGGCCGTAGCGCCTTCGAATAAGAAGAAACGAGGTTCCACATGGAACAGGAGGCGATGACGCAGCGGCGTGCCGAAGGGCGGGATCGCCTGCGCCGGCTGGCAGAGGAGGGCATGCCGGAGAGAACAAAGGAGCAAGCCGAGCTCGAACGCCTGCGTGAATACCTGGTCATGTGGGCGCGCAATGAAATGTCCACCCGGCTGCACCTCGGCGCGCCTGAGGGGGTTCCGTACCTGGACAGCATCCGCGGGACGATCGACGGCTATGCGACCGGCCAGGACTACGACGAGCGACTCGATCGCTGGGCGCGCGACATCATCGACACCTCGATCGACGACCTGATGGAGCTCCCGGACGGCGAGCTGATGCGCGCGGCGCTGCGGGCGCGCTACCTGAACGAGGGCGTGAGCCGTGACGCTGGATTCGCGGTGCGCGTGTTCCGGATGAAGAAGCTCGAGCACCTGTCGCTCGTCCAGGCAGACATCCTGGCGGATCGCGCCGAACAGGCGCTGATCCCTGTCTTGAAGCGCCGCGGAATACCTTTGTGAATTGGTCGGGATTTGACACGCCGTCAGGAAAGTCCTAAGGTTCGCGCCGGGGCAGTTCGCCCCGAGAAAACGGAGGGCTGGCCAGAAATGGACCGGCCCTTTTCTTTTTCCGTCCCGGGAAGTCGCTGCACGCCGGCATTCGCTTGCGCTTGCTCTTCTCCTCCTAGTTGAGATCGTTGGGTTGCCGGCTCGCGGCGGCCGCCTGGGGCTGAAACGTCGGTTGCCACTGGAAGGGGACGGCCGACGACAATTCAGCAGTCAGCCCTGCGAGCTCGCCCAAGGGCGCCGGACGCTGTAACCGGCAAGAACCTTTCCCCGCCGGCCGATTTTGCTGCCGGCAGCAAACCCGAGGAGCGCCAGGTGACGAAGCTCGAGCGGATCCGCTCTGTGATGACGCGCGCGCCGATCGAGTGGCTGCTGCCGTTGCTCGCCGAAATGCCGCGCCGCGCGATCGACATGAAGAACGAGGAGGCATCGTTCCTCGCGATGGTCGCGACCGAATCCCGCGAGCTCACCGTGCTCGAGGAGCGCCTCGGCTACTCGTCGGGCCGCCTGGTTGCCGTGTGGCCGACCCGGTTCTACGTCGGCGTCCCGTACAACGGCAAGCGCGACGCGAACGAGTATGCGATGAACGGCGAGAAGCTCGCCGAGTTCGTTTATGGCGGCCGCATGGGGAACCGCCCCGAGGGTTCGGGCGACGGATGGAAGTACCGCGGCCGCGGGCCCGTGCAGCTCACCGGATCCAAGAACTACCTCGCCGCCCAGGAAGCAACCGGGCACTACGTGCACGACGCTCCCGATCTGATGCTCCAGCCCGCGATCGGCGCCGCGGTGTCGTGCTGGTACTGGAGCGCGAACGGCATGGATGCGCTGGACGACGACGAGGACATCCGTGCCGAGACACGTCGTTTAAACGGGGGCCTCACCGGCCTCGGAGAGCGCGAGGCGTACTTCCACCGGTTCCTGGCGGTGCTTTGATGGAGGAGCTCCGCCGGCGCCCGCCGCTATGGGTGCCGATCGCCGGCCTGATCGTCGGGCCGCTGCTCGCGATCGCGATCGTCGCCGTCTGGGTGCTCGCGGCGCTGCTGCAGCACATCGCTGACTGCTGGGAAGGGAGCCAGATGTGAGCACCGTCACCGTACCGGTCAAGCAGATGACCGTCTCCGACGAATGCCGCACCGAGCACGGAGACGCGAGCGCGGTCGACCAGGCGCTCGAGCAGCTGCGCGCTGCCGCCCTGGACCTGATCGAGCGGCGCGGGGCGAGCCGCGGCGACCTGTTCCACTTCAAGCTCGAGATCGAGCGCGAGCGCCGGCAGCCCTGATGGCGATGCGGTGTGCGCTGCGCGGGCGGATGCTCTGGTGGTTCCCCGTCTACTTTCGGACGCTCGGCTGGTTGTGCTTCCTCTTCGATGCGGAGCCGAACTGGGAGCGCATCGAGTTCTGGGCTCGCAAGGCGATCGTCGTCGAGGTCGAGCTGCCTGGCGGCCGCTGGCGGCGGATCGCGTGAAGGGCCGGCGCCTGCCCGTTGTCGACGGCGAGCACCCGACGCCGCTCGAGCCAGGCGACTACTGCGGGCCGGTGTTCGGGTACACCGATGACAAGTGGGCGGTGTTCTTCCTGAAGCCGAACGCGCGCGATCGCGATGCGCCACCTCGAGCTCGCAGCGAGCATCACGTCACCTCGCCGCCGCACATCTTTCGCGAGGAGCCGGATGGCTCGCTGACGATCATGGCCTCGATCGGCGACAAGGCCGGGCCCGGCAGCGAAAGCGACGGCTGGCACGGTTACCTAGAGAAGGGTGTGTGGCGCAAGGTCTGAGGATCCCTGGCGTTCGCCGCGACGTCGAGCCGCACTTGCTTCGCCCAGGCGAGTACGGCCGGTTCGACCAGGATGGAGTCTTCCACGGCTGGCACGGCATCCCCGCTGGTACGGATCCGGAAGACTGGATGTGCGCAAACCTCAGCGGCCACGAGGTGGAAGAGCACGAGGACGGAACCATCACCGTGAAGCCGTCGATCCTGATCGGCGGCCACAACCGGCAAACCGGCGCGCGCAAGGAGTGGCACGGCTATCTCGAGCGGGGAATCTGGAGGCAGGTATGACCTTCGAAGTGTTCAGAAATCGGAAGAAGGAGTGGCGCTGGCGCTTGCGCGCAGCGAACGGCCGGATCATCGCGAACAGCGGCGAGTCGTACCGGCGTCGCATCGATTGCTCGGACGCGATCGAGCTCGTCAGGAATTCGCGGTTCGCGAAGGTCGCGGTGGCGTGAGCTGGCCGTGCCGCCTGATCGCGAGCCCGGAGCTCGACGAGCACGGCAATGTCGACGTCACGAAGCGCCAGGTCGGCGACATGTGGTTCCTCACCGTGCCACCCGAGGAGCTGAAGAACCGGAATCTGACGGCGCAGTACTTCGCTGAGAACGCCGGCCGGCAGCCGGTCGTGATGATGCTGCCCGGGCGCACCTACTATCTGGTCGACGGGCAGTGCTACTCGAGCGACTGCACCAAGTGCAAGAAGAAGCGGCGCGAGTGCAAGTGCGGCGATGCGTACCGGCCGCGCGGCTACTACGACGGATGGAAGGTGACGGGCACGCCGCCACAGCTGACTGTGCACCCATCGATCAACTACGAGGGCCGCTATCACGGCTACCTGAAGAGCGGCGTGATCGGCGACGACGTCGAGGGACGCAAGTTCGACGCGGAAGGAAAACTCCTATGACGGATCCGGTAAAGGACGCGTTAGCAGAATCGGAGGCGGCCGCGCGCGAGGCGGTGCGCAAGCAGCTGGACGCCGTCCACGAGGCAGATCGTCTCGCTAAGCAGCAGGCGGAAGCGGCGGCCCGCGACCCCGTGCAGCGGCAAGAGGAGAAGGTCGACTCGGCGATCAGCGCGGTGCAGAGTGGCCTCGAGCGGCTGAAGAAGTCGCCGCACACGGCCTGGATCGTGCTGATCATCGCCGGCGTCGTGTTCTTCACTGCTGGCGTCGTGGTGATCTTCCTATGATCCAGCTCATCGCGATCGGCGTGCTCGCGCTGGGCGTCGTGACGTTCGTCGCCGGCGGGCTCCACAAGTACAACTCGGCGATCGAGAAGGCGCAGCAGGCCGAGGCGAAGCTCGCCACCTGCAAGACAGACTACGCGACGCTCGACGGTCGAGTCGGGCAGCAGAACGTGGCGCTCGACGCACTCCGAGGTGAGCGCAACGAAGCGCAGCGGAAGATGGAGGCAGCGCTCGCGGCCGCCGGCAAGGCGCAGGCTGACCGGGCGGGCGAACGCGCGCGGGCCGAGAACCTCGAGCGGAACTTCAAGGCGGTCGGGCCTTGCCCTGCTGACCAGGCCGTCGAGGAAGTGCGGAAGGGGCTCAAGCCATGAACGTGCCGACCAGGATCCAGTGGCTGCTGGACGCACACCGGCGCGACCAAGCCTGGGCAATGGCGCTGAGTGCGGCGTTGTGCGCCGTAGCGCTCGCTGCTCTGATGGTGCTTGCTGGTTGCGCTGACGTCGCCACGCGCCCGGGCGATGCTGTGCAGATCCCTACCGGTACGCCGTGCCTTACGCGCAAGGAAGTTCCGGCGAAGCCGGATCTGGTGACCGATGCCCAGCTGAAGGCGATGCGCGCTGACACCTTCGTCGCATCGCTGTACCACGATCGGCTCAAGCGTATCGACTACGAGGCAAAGCTCGAGGCCACGATCGAGGGCTGCGTAGGCGAGAAGCCGATCCCTGCATCGCTTGCACCAACCACGGCGCCCGCGCCTACGAAGCCACGTTGGCAGTTCTGGAATTGAAGATCGTCGGGCTGATCGTGGTCGCTGCCGTGATCGTCTACATCATCGTGCTGGAGGTATTGGCCACGAGGGCTGATCGCGAGCGGGACAGGCGCGATGGCTACCGGTGATCGAGTGAAGCTGCAGACGCTCGGACCACGCGTGCCGATGCTGGATGCCCGCACTGTTGCGCCGCATCACATGGACCGCAAGCGCGGACGCGCTGGTGTCGTGGATCGTGAGCGCATCCGGACCCGAGACCATGGCCTATGCCAGCGCTGCGCGAGGCGCAACCTCGTGACCCTTGGCACCCAGGTCGACCACGTCGTCGCGCTCGAGGATGGTGGGCCCGACACCGACGACAACAAGGAGCTGCTGTGCGATCCATGCCACCTCGAGAAGACGAACGAGGACCGCGCACGACGCCAGGGGAGGGTGGGTTGAAAGCTCAGGCGCGTCGAAGCGGACACCGCGGTCGCCCTCACGGAGAGGTTTTTTTTCGTCCTCGGGCGAAAACTCGATCCGGAAGCTGATTCATGCCGGAAAAATCGACGAAACGGGGCCGCGGAAGGCCGCCGCACAGGCCTACCGATCGGCTTCGGACCGATGTTTCGATAGCGGCCGGGGGCGGAATGCTCCACGAGGAGATCGCGATCGCGCTCGGGATCTCGGTCGACACGCTGTGGAAGTACTACGAGGCGGAACTGTCGGTCGTCGCCAACGTCCGGCGCATGGAAGCGCTGAAGGGGTTGCACAAGGCAGCGAAGCGCGGGAGCTCGAGCGCGGCGAAGGCATACCTGGCGGCGAGTCCCCAGGTGGCCGCCCCGCCGGCGCCGCCCGTTCCGGCGGATCCGCCGTCAGCTGCTGACCAGCCGAAGCTCGGCAAGAAGGACCAGGCCGATGCGGACGCGAAGACCGCGCACAAGGACACGGACTGGGCTGAGCTGCTCGAGCCGCCGACCCGGCTGCAATGAGCTGGGATCTGTCGTGCCCGGACTGGGGCGATCGCCTCAAGGCCGGCAGGTCGCTCGTCCCAAGCCTGCCGCTGAACACGGCGGAAGGTAACCGGGCGGTCGCGGTGTTCAACAAGCTGCGCCTGGCGGACGTACCGGGAACGCCGACGATGGGCGAGGCCGCGGGCGAATGGTTCCGCGACATCGTCCGGGCGCTCTTCGGGTCGCTGGATCCGGCCTCGCTCATGCGGGCGATCCGCGAGCTCTTCCTGCTCGTGCCGAAGAAGTCGAGCAAGACGACGAACGGCGCGCTGCTGATGCTGACGGCGCTGCTCCTGAACCGCCGGCCGAGCGCGCCCTTCATCATGACGGCGCCGGTGCACGACGTCGCCGAGCTGGCGTTCGCCGCGGCCGCCGGCGCGATCGCGCTGGACAATGTGCTGCACAAGAAGCTGCACATCCGGGAGCACCTGAAGACGATCATCCACCGGGAGACCGGTGCGGCGCTGCAGATCATGACGTTCGACCCGGCGGTGCTGACCGGGCAGAAGTGCGCCGGCGTGCTGATCGACGAGCTCCACGTCGTCGCGAAGATGGCGAAGGCGGCGAGCGCGATCCGCCAGCTGCGGGGCGGCATGCTGCCGTTCCCCGAGGCGTTCATGGCGTTCATCACGACGCAATCGGAGGAAGCGCCGGCGGGCGTGTTTCGCGCCGAGCTCATGAAGGCGCGGGCGATCCGGGACGGGAAGCGGACCGGTGCGATGCTGCCGGTGCTCTACGAGTTCCCGCAGGAGATGCAGGCCGAGGCCGCAGCCTGGAGAAGCCCGGCGAACTGGCACATGGTCACGCCGAACGCCGGCCGCTCGGTGACGATCGACCGCCTGGTAGAGGAGTTCGAGAGCGCTCGAGCAACCGGCGAGGGCGAGCTCCGCGCCTGGGCGTCGCAGCATCTGAACGTCGAGATCGGGCTCGCGCTGCACTCCGATCGCTGGGCCGGCGCCGACTACTGGGAAGGCCAGGCCGAGCCCGCGTTCACGCTCGAGCAGCTCCTCGAGCGCTGCGAGGTGTTCGACCTCGGCGTGGACGGCGGAGGCCTCGACGACCTGCTCGGCCTGAACGTGCTAGGCCGCGAGCACAAGAGCGGGAACTGGGTCTCCTGGTCGCACGCATGGGCGCACCCGTCGGTGCTCGAGCGCCGTAAGTCGGAGGCCGAACGGTTCCGCGACTTCGAGAAGGATGGTGATCTGACGATCGTGGAAAAGATCGGAGACGACGTCGACCAGGTCGCCGCGATCGCCGCGCAGGTCGAGGCCACCGGGAAGCTCGACAAGATCGGTGTCGACCCGGCTGGGATCGGCGGGATTCTCGATGCGATCGTAGCCGCCGGCGTGCCGAAGGAGAAGGTCGTCGGGATCTCGCAGGGCTGGAAGATGACCGGCGCGATCAAGACCGCGGAGCGGAAGCTCGCGGAAGGTGGGCTGATCCATGGTGGGCAGCCTTTGATGAACTGGTGCTGTGGCAACGCCAAGGTCGAACCGAGAGGGAACGCCGTGATCATCACGAAACAGGCCGCCGGGACAGCGAAGATCGATCCGTTGCTCGCGCTGTTCAACGCGATCGCGCTCCTGTCGCTGAACCCTGAGGCCCAGGGCACGCTCGCCGATTCGCTGCTCGACCCGATCATCGCGTAATGGAGAAGATCGGCATCCGGCGGCACCTACTGGCGGTGAAGGCCGCGCTCCAGGATTGGCTCGGCAAAGGGATCACGCTGAAGGATCACGGGTTCTGGCGTGACCTGTTCCACAACATCGGTGGAAATTTTCTCGGGAAGCGAGTCACTGTCGACAGCGCGCTGCAGCTGGCGACGGTCTGGGCGTGTGTCAGGCTGATCTCGGAGACGCTGGCGACGTTGCCCCTCGGCTTCTATCAGCGCAACGCCGACGGCTCGCGGACGGTTGCTACGAGCCATGCGCTCTACGACTTGCTGCACAACCAGCCCAACGACGATATGACGGCGGTTGTGTTCTGGGAGGCGGTGGTCGCCTCGATGCTGCTTTGGGGCAACGCCTACATCGAGATCTTCCGCAGCGGCCGAACGGTCGTAGCCCTTGGGTTTCTCATGCCCTGGCGCGTGACTGTCAGCCGGCTGGCGAATGGCAATGTTGAGTACCGCTATCGAGCGGCAGGTGGTGGTGAGCGCGTGATTGCCCAGGCGGACATGATGCATATCCCGGCGTTTTCCGTTGACGGCGTGCTGGGTCTATCCCCTGTGGCATACGGAACGAACGTGCTCGGCACGTCGATCGAGACGGACCGAGCAAGCGCCGAGACGTTCCGCGATGCCATGCGATCGCCCGGGATCATCACCGTCGCCTCGGTGCTGAAAAACGAGCAGCGCGAGCAGATCAGGGAGCACGTCAAGAAGGTCGCGGTGGAAGGCGGTGTGTACGTGCTCGAAAAGGGTACGGGCTTCGAGAAGTTGAAGTTCAATCCGGTCGACGCTGAGCTCCTTGCCAGCCGATCCTGGAACGTCGAAGAGATCTGCAGATGGTTCGGTCTGGATCCGGCAATGGTCGGTCACGGTGGCAAGGATTCGAACTGGGGCACTGGGCTCGAGCAGAAGATGCTGTGGTTCCTAGTGTTCGCGCTGCGCAAATGGTGCGTACGAATCGAGCAGGCGGTACGCAAGAACCTGCTGACGCCTGTCGAGCGGCTGACATTCTTCGCCGAGTTCAACATGGAAGGGCTGCTGCGCGGCGATTCAACGGCGCGCGCTGCCTTCTACGCATCGGCGGGGCAGAACGGTTGGAAGACCCGCAACGAGATCCGCAGGCTCGAGAACGACCCGCCGATGGCTGGCGGTGACGTGCTGACCGTGCAGTCGAACCTGATGCCGCTCGACCAGCTGGGCAAGGCGCCGGCGGCGGGCAGTAGTGCGCGAGACGCGCTTCTGGCGTGGCTCGGGATCGAAACCGTATCAGCTGATAAATCGGTGAAGGAGTGGCCATGAGCAAACGAACCATGCCGAAAGCGTTGAAGGTCGAGCAGCCTAAAGGCCTGCAGTGGGAAGTCGTGCCGCAGGCGCTCGAGCGCTGGACGCCTGATCTGATGGCGGCCGCCGCTTCGGAGGAGAGCACGATCTCCGTGCTGGATGCGATCGGCGTGGATCCGTGGACCGGCGAAGGCGTAACGGCGAAGCGTATTGCTGCGGCGCTGCGCTCGATCGGCGCCGACAAGGACGTCGTCGTAAATATCAATTCACCTGGCGGCGATCTGTTCGAAGGCATGGCTATCTACAACCTGCTGCGCGAACACCAGGGCAAAGTGACGGTAAAGGTGTTGGGCCTGGCAGCCTCCGCGGCATCGATCGTCGCGATGGCTGGCGATGAGGTGCTGATCGCCCGTGCCGGTTTCCTCATGATTCACGATACGTGGGTCATCACGATGGGAAACCGGAACGACCTGCGCGAGACCGCCGACATGCTCGAGCCGTTCGATGCTGCGATGGCGGACATCTACGCCGCGCGCAGCGGCATGGACATGAAAGACGCGCTGAAGCTGATGGATATGGAAACCTGGATCGGTGGCACTGCGGCCGTCGAGCAGGGTTTCGCCGACGGCCTGTTGCCCGCGGACGAGGTCAAGAAGGACGCCAGCTACAAGCGCGAACGCCTCGCCGCCCTGCGCCCCGACATGGTGATGGCCCAGTACGGCATGCCGCGAAGCGCGCGGCGCGCACTAATTCAAGCATTGAAGGCCGGCACGCCTAGCGCTGTCGGAACCGGCACGCCCAGCGCTGCCGGCGTCAGCACGCCCAGCGCTGTTGACAGCGGCACGCCGAGCGCTGCCGATGCAAGTGAGTACCTGAACAGCATCAAAAACCTCTCAATCAAGGAAACCACATGAACTATTTCAGGCAGTCGTGGCAGGAAAATCGTGTGCGGCTGATCGTCGCCGCATTGCTCGCCGTCGCACTCGCGTTCGGCATTCTGGATCCCTCGGTCGCCGTCGCCGGCATCATGCTCGACACCGCGCCGGATCTGAAGCAGATCGCCGAGGAGACGAAGAAGGCGCTCGAGAAGATCAGCGGCGAAGTGAAGGCGATGGGCGAACGCGCGCTCGCCGAGGCGAAGAAGACCGGCGACATGTCGGCGGAACTGAAGCCGAAGGTCGACGAGATCCTCGTCAAGCAGGGCGAGCTGCAGGCGCGTCTGCAGGAGACCGAGCGGAAACTGGCCAAACGCACCGATGATGAGAAGCAAATCGTCAAGAGCATCGGCGCGCGCATGGTCGAGTCGCCGGAGTACAAGGCCTGGCTCGAGGCAGGCGGGATGCGCTCGGTGCAATCGGGCTTCCTCTACACGCTCAAGGCCGAGCTCACCAGCACGCCGACCACGGACACGACTACCGTCGGCGTCCGGCCGGATGAGCAAGCCCCGGTCCCGGGCACGCAGCAGCGCCTGACGGTACGCGACCTGATCATGCCGGGGCGCACGTCCTCGAACATGATCTCGTACGTTCGTGAGACGGGCTTCACGAACAACGCGGCACCAGTGTCGGAAGCCACGGCGCGCAAGCCGGAATCGTCGCTGACCTACGAATGGGTCCAGTCGCCGGTTTCGACGATCGCGCACTTCATCAAGGCGTCGAAGCAGATCCTCGATGACTTCCTCCAGCTGCAGTCCAACATCGACGGCCGCCTGCGCTACGGCGTGAAGCTGATCGAGGAAGGGCAGCTGCTGAAGGGCTCGGGGTCGGGCAACAACCTGAACGGCATCTACACCCAGGCCACGGCGTACTCCGCGCCGATCGCCGTGCCGTCGCCGACGAAGATCGACACGCTGCGCCTGATGCTGCTGCAGGCGGAGCTCGCCCAGTATCCGTCGACGGGAATCGTGCTGCACCCGTCTGACTGGGCGGCGATCGAGCTCACGAAGGACAACACCGGCGCGTACATCTTTGCGAACCCGCAGAACCTGGCTCAGCCCGCTCTCTGGGGCCGCCCGGTCGTGGCGACGCAATCGATGACCGTCGATACGGCCCTGGTCGGTGCGTTCCGCATGGGCGCTCAGCTGTTTGACCGCGAGGAAGTCAACATCGTGATCGCGACGCAGAACGAGGACGACTTCGTTCGCAACATGATCACGATCCGCGCGGAAGAGCGGCTCGCGCTGGCGGTGTATCGGCCGGAGGCGTTCATCAAGAACGCGAACCTGCCGTGGACGTAAAGCGCATGACGGGAGCCCGGGCGGTTGTTGCTGACCGTCCGGGCCTCTGCGTTTAAACGATCACTGGAGCGCCGATTCATGCAAGTTGAGTGCGTACCGCTGACGAGCTTCCTGCACGATCGCATCGACGCCCATCAGGGGCGCGCGGTCATGATCGACGAGAGGACGGCGGCGGACTTGGAGAAGCGGGGCCTGGTCCGGGTCGTGAATCGCCGGGTCGACCAGGTGTTGCGCGTGGCCGGAGCTGCGGCCATCGTGGGAGAAGCGGGAAAAGCACCGGACGATGGGCTGGGTCGACTGTCGTCTGCATCGCAAGTGGCCCAAGCCTCACCGACCGCGACGTCGAGCTCGTCAGAGCGTGGGCCCTCGAGGCGCCGCAAGACCGTCACGTAGTCGTCGTAGGCACGACGTTCAGGAAGGCGCTGTGGGCTGATGTGCTCTTCGCCGCTGATCCGCATTGGTGGGCGGTTTATGGCGACGAGGCGCTCGACACGTTCGCCGGCGAATTGTGGGCGGCCGCTGACATCGGCGGCGCGCTCGGCGCGCAATGGGGCCCCGTATCTGCCCGCGTTCGCGCGAAGCTGAAATTCGTTGAAGTCGTAGTCGATGGTGTCGGCCTTTGCACGAAGCCAGGGCGCGTGCACTTCGGCAAGAACAGCGGCTACATGGCGCTCGGCCTGGTGTATCACTGGGGCTGCGCGCGCGACATCCTGCTCGGGTACGACATGCAGCGCGGCCCGAAGAACGAGAGCCACTTCCACGGCGATCACGAGGGCGGGCTGCCGAACCTCGGGACGCTGCCGGAATGGACGCGGCTGATGGTGCAGCTCGGGGCGGATCTGCGCGCGAATGGCGTGCAGGTCGTCAATGCGACGCGCCGCACGGCGATCACCTGCTTCGAGCAGCTGCCGCTCGAGCGGGCGCTGAAACCCGCCAAGGCGCCGCTGGTGCTGCACGGCATGTCCGGCATGGGTGACAACCTGCACCAGCGCTCGGTCGTGCGCGAGCTCATGCGCCGGCACGAGGTGTGGCTGAAGACGCCCTGGCCGCAGATCTACCACGACATGCCGCAGCTGCACCTGCTGCCCGTGTTGTCGAACCTGCGAACGCAGGCGAAGAATGAGGCGCGATCGGCCGAGCTGTACCGCGGCGGCAAGGCGCCGGCGGGCACGCCGGAGATCAGGCCGAGCTACTCGCCGATGCGCGTGAAGGCGACCGGCTCGGTGCTTGGCGCGATGTCCGAGGTGTGCGGTGTGCCGGTGGGCGACTTCCGGATGCCCGTGCCGAAGGCCTGGCGCAAGAAGGCGGATGCGCTCTTCCGTACGAAGCGCCAGATCCTGGTCTACAGGCCGCTCGTTGCGCGCAAGGAGTGGGGCGGGGCGACGACCAGGAACCCGGATCCAGACGCGTACGTCGAGATCCTGCAGGCGATCCGCGACCGGTTCTTCCTGGTGTCGGTGGCTGACCTGGTGCCGGATGTCGAATGGACGGTCGGGCCGCAGCTCGAGGCGGACGTCGAGTATCACGCCGGCGAGCTCGACTTCGAGGTGCTGACCGGGCTCTTCGATCGAGCGGCGCTCGCGTTCTCGGCGCCTGGCTTCGCGGTCCTGCTGGCGCAGGCCGTGGGCACGCCGGCGATCACGGTCTTCGGCGGGTACGAGGATGCGAAGTCGTTCTCCGCCGGCGCGCGGGTCACGCCGTGGCTGCCGATCGAGCCGATCAGCCCGTGCCCGTGCTGGAGCCACACGCACGCGTGCGACAAGCGGATCGACATGCCGCACGCGATTGCGCGGGCTCAATCGTTCATCGAGGAGGCTTGTGCGCGTCGGCCTGATCACGCCGGTCGAAATAAGTAGCACGGGCAATCCTGGATGGCATCTGATCACCGCGGGGATCCGCTGGCTGGTGCGCGCCGCGGTTCCCGAGGCGGTCTTCGTGAACATCGCCATGCTGCAGGACCGGCCGGACGACTGGCGTGCCGCGGCCGCGTGCGATCGCGTCGTGCTGTGCGGCAACCCTCGCTTCTCGATGTCGAAGGGCGACGAGTTCTGGGAGAACCGGATCTGGTTGCGGCTGCTTAACCTGCACGCGGCAGGCGTCCGGGTGATCGACGGGTGGGCGGGATCTTCGTATCCGTACGCCGACCCGTGGCCGAGCATTGACGAGATGGCGGAGGCGATCGCGGCGGAGCCGTTTCGCCGGCGCTATCTGAGGATGGCGAAGTCGTTCCCGCATCACATCGCGCGCGATCGCACGATGCAGCGGATCTACGAAGAGGCGGGCGTGAGCTCCATCCTGCTTCCGTGCTCGAGCTGGTGGGCGGCGCCGGAGTACTGCGTGACGGCCGGCACAGCGGACTGGGACGTGCTGCTCGTTCATCGAAGCGAACACGAGTGGTTCGCCGGCGCGCTGCACCGCGTCGCGGAAAGGATGGCGGGGCGGCTGCGCGTGATCGCGCCGACGTGGGGCGACTACGACTGGGCTCGTTTAAACGGGTTCGCGCCTGAGCTCATCACGGATCCGGCGTCGCTGCTCAGAGTCTTCGCCAGGGCCGGCCGGGTTTTCACGCTGCGAGTGCATGCGGCCATTCCCGCGGCGAGCGTGGGCGCGGCCGTCGCGATCGCGGCGATCGATTCGCGGGCGATGACCTGCGAGCCGTTCGGCCTGGCCAGCGTGCGGTTCACAGATCTGGCCGAGTGGGAGCCAACATTTTCGAGACCGACCTATCCGGATGAAGCGGGGGTCATTGGAGCCGTGAAAGGGATGCTGTGCTAGCGCAACCGAAAACGAGCAGGCAGACGATCAGGATGGACGCGCCGGCTGCGAGGCTGCCGGAGTTCCCGCCGCGGTTCTTCAACCCGGGCGAGCTCGATCGCCTGGTCGCGCTGGTCTCGAGCGTCGACCCGCGCACGGTGATCGAGTTCGGCTGCAACGAGGGCCGGGCGGCCGCGACTCTGCTGCTCAACGTGCCGTCGATCGAGCGCTACGTCGGAATCGACGTGCTGCCAGGCTACGTGACGATCAGGGAGTGCCAGAGGAAGGAAGTGCCGGCGGAGCCCGGCAAGTACGCCAAGCCGGATCCGCGCTTCCAGCTGATCGTGCGGCCGCGCGGTGCGTTCGACCTGGCGCCCGATGACCTGCCGCTCGCGGACGTCGCGTTCATCGACGCCGATCACTCGCGCGCCGGCGTGCTGAACGACTACGACCTGGCGAAAGTGGTCGTGCGCAAGGGCGGGATCATCATCTTCCACGACGACAACGGCCTCGCGGCCGTCGAGGTCTCCGAGACGCTCGACGAGCTCGCGGCCTGCGGTGCGCCGATCGTGCACGTCGCAAACACCTGGCTCGCGTTCGAGAGGACCTGATGACGCTGAGGATCATCACCGAACCGGCTGCCGAACCGGTGACCGTGGCCGAGGTCATGGCATGGTCGAAGATCGACTCGAGCAACCAGGAGCCGGCGCCGGGCGTCTTCACGGCCGCGCTCGCCGCGCCCGCGATCGCCGGCAACGTGGACAACGGCCTGCACCGGTACTTGGCCACCTTCACGACGGCCGCCGGCGAGACGCAAGCCGGCACAGTGTCGGCCGCTGTCAACGTGGCAAACAAGTCGGTGAACGGCAAGGTCGAGCTCACCGGGATCCCGATCGGCGGCGCGCTGGTGACCGGCCGGAAGCTCTATCGCACGACCGCCGGCGGCGCGACCTTCCTACTGCTCGCGACGCTGGCCGACAACACGACGACGGTCTACACCGACAACGTCGCGGACTCGGGCCTCGGCGCCGGCGCGCCGAGCGCGAACACCGCGGGCGACCCGCTGCTCGCGATGCTGATCACCGCGGCCCGCCGCATCGCCGAGCGCGATACCGGGCGGGCGCTGATCACGCAGACCTGGGAGCTCGTGCTCGACGCGTTCTGCCGCGAGATCGAGATCGACATGCTCCCGGTGCCGTCGATCACCTCGGTGAAGTACGTCGACGAGGACGGAGATCTGCAGACGATGGACTCCGCGGACTACGTGCTCGAGCCGGAGCGGCTGCTCTCGGCCTGGCTGCGGCCGGCGTTCGAGAAGAGCTGGCCGTCGACCAGGCGCGTCGAGGGCGCGGTCGTCGTCCGCTTTGCGGCCGGGTACGGCGCCGGCGGCTCGAGCGTGCCGGCGGAGATCAGGACCTGGATCTGCGCCCAGGTGGCGGCCGCCTACCGCTCTCCTGAGGGGCTGATGGCGGGCAACGCGATCGCGCTGCCGTTCGTCGATCGCCTGCTCGACACGTATCGCCGCCGGGCCATCGTGTGATCGCGGCCAGGCAGCTGCCAGCGTACGAGCTCCGCGACAAGCGGATCCGCATCGAGGCGCCCTCGAGCTCGCGTGATGCGATCGGTGGGCTCGTTCCGGGGTGGACCCACTTCGCCACCGTCTGGGCTGGGATCGAGGACGTATCTGGTCGGGAGTACGTCGCGGCTGGCGCCACCCAGAATTCCGCGCTGACGCGGATCGGCATCGACTACCGGCCAGGCGTTCGGGCAGCGATGCGCGTTGTGCACGACGGTGCGACGTACAACATCGAAGCCGTGCTCGGCCAGGATCACCGCCCGCTGCTGCTGATGTGCAAGAGGCTCGCGTGATCGAGTTCGGATCCAAGCTGAGCAGCGACCTGTCCGGGCTGGACAAGTACGAAGCTGCGATCAAGCAGCAGGTCCTGCGCGTCGGCGCTGCCGGCATGGCCGTCGTGATCTACGACGAGGCGCGGCTGCAGGCCGAGAAGCATAAGAAGACAGGCCTGCTCCAGAGGGCGATCTACCGGGTCTATTCGCCGGAGCGCTCGGACGACGCGTCGAAGATGTACCGCGTGAGCTGGAACAGGAAGGAGGCGCCGCACGGCCACCTGATCGAGTTCGGCACAGCGAACGCGCCGGCGTATCCGTTCCTGCGGCCGGCCTTCGGGAAGATCCACGAGGCGGTCGCCAACGGCCTGGCACGAATGTCCGAGAAGCTGAACACCCTCAGAACGTGACGATCGAGTCGTCGATCTTCGACACGCTGAAGACGCTCGTCGCGGAGAGCAGCGTGTATCCGGACAACGCGCCGGTGGGAACGAAGCCGCCGTACATCACCTTCCAGCAGGTCGGCGGGCCGGGGATCAATTTCCTCGACGGCACACAGCCCGACAAGGGACTGCCGCGGTTCCAGATCACGGTGTGGGAAGAGACCCGCATCAAGGCGAAGGCGCTGTCGAAGCAGGCTGAAACTGCCCTGCGCGCAGTCACCGCGCTTCAAACAACAGTCGAAGGCGAGCCAGTGTCGCAGCACGACGAGGAAACAGGTCTCTACGGCTCGCGTCAGGATTTTTCGTTCGTCGGTTGAAGTAGCAGTTCGCCCCTCGCGGGGCAAAAGTCCCAGCCACCTCCGGGTGGCTTTTTTGTGCCTGTCCCATCCACGAAGGAGTCTCGCAAATGAAATCGTTCTGTCTGCGCATCAAGCAGTACCTCCGCTTCGTTGCGGAGATGGCCCACGATCAGCTGGTCGCGTACATGTCGCGCGTCGGCCTCATGCTCAACCTGATCAGCCTGCCGAACGGCTCGCTCGTCGCGCTGGCATCTGGCTACGGCTCTCCGAAGGACATTACGGCACTCTCCAACGCCGACCCAGGCGTCGCCACTCTGGAAGCCGCGCACGGAGTCGCGACCGGGGAGTTCATCGAAGTGACCTCTGGATGGTCGCGTCTCACCGACAAGGTCGTGCGCGCCGGGACGGTCGCGACGAACGACGTACCGCTCGAGGGCATCGACACGACGCTGACCAGCATCTATCCGGCCGGCGAAGGTGTTGGCACGATCCGCGAGATCACGGGCTGGCAGCAGCTCGCGCAGATCCTGAGTAGCGCATCCAGCGGCGGCGAGCAGCAGTTCCTCGAGTACCAGCTGCTCGAGGCGGATGCGGCGAAGCGGATCCCGACCTTCAAGTCGCCGGCGGGCCTCTCCTTCCAGATCGCTGACGATCCGGCGCTCCAGGGCTACATCCTGGCGTCGGAGGCGAACGATGACCGGCTGCCGCGCGCCGTGCGGATCACGCTGCCGAGCGGCGCGATCATCCTCTACAACGCGTACGTCTCGCTGAACAAGACGCCGAGCCTCACGGTGAACCAGATCATGGCCGTCGAGGTGACGCTGTCGCTTCTCGCTGAGCCGGTTCGGTACGCCGCGTAATGGCCACCAAGCTCAAGCTAGAAGCGAACCCCAGCTTCAAGTGGAAGGTGCCGGTACCGGTAGCTGGGGGCACTGCCGTCGACGTCGAAATGACGTTCAAGCATCGGACGAAGTCGGAGCTGGATGCATGGATCAAGTCCCGCTCCGAGAAGGCCGACGCCGAATCGTTCATGGAGATGGTCACTGCGTGGGAACTCGAGGATCCGTTCACCAAGGAATCGGTGACGCTGTTCCTCGAGATCTACGGCGGCGCCGCGGTCGCGACGTATCGGACCTACGTCAACGAGCTGCTCGGAGCGCGCGTAAAAAACTGAAAGCGGTAGGCGCTGCGCTCTATACGGTGCCGCCTACCGCCGAGGAAGCGAAGCGCATCGGGCTGACGCTCGAGGAAGCGCAGGGACCGCCAGTCGAGGTCTGGCCGGATAACTGGCTGGCGGTGTGCGTGTTCAACGCCATGAGCACGCAGTGGCGGACCTCGATGGCTGGTCGCACGGGTCTCGATTACGCGGTGCTCCAGTCCGTAATGCGCCTGGTGGGCGTACCGGCAAGCGAGCGCGCCGAAGTCTTCGACTCAATCCGCACTCTCGAAGGGGCTGCCCTCGAAACCATGAGGAATCAAGAATGAGCGATGTGATCGGCCGCGGTGTAATCGAGCTCGTTGCCGACTCTCGAAAACTGCGCGCCGGCGTCGAGGACGCGAAGAAGTCGATTCGCACGCTCGGCGAGGGACAGAAGGACATCAGCACGGCCGCGTCGCGCTCGATCGACCAGTACATCGGGCGGCTGCAGGCGCACAACGCCACGATCGGGAAGTCGGCGCGCGAGACCGAGCTCTATCGCCTCGCGCTGCGCGGCGCATCGAACGAGCAGCTGAAGACCGCGGACACCGCGCTGCGGTTGACCGAGTCGCACGAGCGGAACGCCGCTGCTCTTGCGTCGGTGAGGACAGGGTTCGCGCTTCTCGGCACCGTTGCCGTCGCCGGCTCGATCGCGGCCGCGGCAGCGTTCGACCAGCTGATCCACAAGGCCGGCAACTTCCAGGACCTGGCCGAGAAGATCGGCGACACCGCGTCGAACGTCGCATCGCTTGCCGTCTCCGCTTCGGTCGGCAACATCAGCATGGACACGCTCGCCACCCTGGCGAACAAGCTGACGAAGAACCTGACCGGGGTCGACGACGAATCCTCTGCAGCCGGCGCGGCGATCGCGACGCTCGGGCTGAACATCGAGGAGGTGAAGCGGCAGTCGCCCGTCGAGCGCTTCCTCACGATCGCCAGGGCCCTCGAGCAATACGCCGAGGGCGCAGACAAGTCCGCCGTCGCCACTGCCCTTCTCGGCAAATCCGGCGCCGAAGCGCTGCCGTTCCTGAAGGAGCTCGCGAGCGGCGTAGGCCTGCAGAGCATCCTGACCGACGAGCAGATCAAGCTCGCCGACGAGTACTCCGACCGGCAAAAGAAGCTCTCCGCCCAGATCAGCCTGCACGCGCAGGCCATCGCCCTCGACCTCCTCCCACAGCTCAACGCGTTTAAACAAACGATCGCAGACCTGGCAAAGGACCAGGAGCACGCGGCGTCCGCCTCCGACGTCCTGAAGGCCGCTCTGGGCGCCGTCATCAACGTCTTCCAAACGATCGCCGTTCTCGGCTCCGACGTCGTTTTCGTGTTCGTCGGGGTCGGTCGTGAGATCGGGGCCATTGCAGCTCAGTTTCAAGCCCTGCAGAGATTGGACTTCAAGACCTTCAACGCGATCAGCGAGGCGGTAAAGGAGGACGCCGATCGCGCGCGCAAGGAGCTAGACCGCTTCCAGGAGCGGATCATGTCGATCGGCACGGCGACGGCGAAGACGATCGTCGCGGGCGCCGGCGAGGAGGCGAAGCAGGAGACGCAGAAGCCGAAGCTCGAGTTCATCGGCGCCGAGGCCGCGAACGAGCAGATCAAGCTGATCGACCTGGTCGCGAAGGCCTCGCAGAACGCGATCGAGAAGGGCATCGCCGCGGATCTCGCTGCCACCCAGGCACGGCTCGCATCGACGGGCAACCTCCTGGCCAGCCAGCGCGAGCTCGAGCGCGCCGAGATCCAGTCGATCGATCGCCGCGTGGCGGCCGCCCAGAACGCGTTCGAGACCGAGTCGAAGCTCTCCCGCGCGCGGGGCGACATGGGGACGAAGGCCAACGTCGAGCTGATCCAGTCCGGTCAGCGCCTGTACGACAACCTGATCGCCAGGAACAACGATTACCTCAACGTCTACAAGACGAACCAGGCGCAGATCCTCCAGCTCGACAAGCAGCTCGCCGACTCGCGCAAGTCCACGGCAGAGCTCGTCCGCCAGATCGACGAGGCGGGCTTCACCGACGAGCAGAAGGCGGGTTCGCTCCGGATCCGTGCGCTCGAGAACGAGGGGAACCTTCGAAACGCGGTCCTGACCGGCAACATCGAGAAGCAGAGGGAGTTCTTCTCCGAGGGTCAGCGCCTGGCGAAGGAGCTCGGCGATCTCGGCTTCGTGGCGCTCGGCAGGAACTTCCTCGAGGACAACCAGCGGCTGTTCGAGCAGGGGCTCGGCGCGCAAAAGACGGCAGCCAAGTCAATCGCCGAGGACGCGAAGAAGGGATCGGAGGCTGTCGCCGAGCAGCTGACCAACCTCAAGCAGGAGCTCGCGTCGATCAGCGACAACGCGCTGTCCGACGTCAAGATCCGCGCCGATCAAACCTCCCTCAGCAGCCTGGTCAGCTCCATCCGCAGCGCGATCGAGCGCGAGGAGTTCAAGGTCAACCTGCAGCCGAACATCGCCGGCGGCGGTGTGCCGGGATTCGCCCGCGGCGGCCGCGCGAGCGGTCTGGCGCTGGTAGGCGAAGAAGGGCCAGAGCTCGTTCGGTTCCTGTCGCCGGCACAGGTCTACAGCGCTCCGGATACGCGCCGGATGTTCGCGGCCATGGGCGGGACCTTAGTGCGCGCGCTCGCCGAGGGCGGCATCGTCAGGCCCGAAGGCGCTGGGCGGCAGGACATGGTCATGCACGACATCCGGGTCAACGGCCGGCCGGTTGCGCAACTGATGGGTCCGCGTGACCAGGTGCGCGCCCTGGTGAACGCGCTCAACGCCGACGCCGCCGCGATCGCATGACGATCAAGCTCGACGGCATCACGCTGAACCCGATGATGGTCTGGGAGGAGCGATTCTCGCCGCAGACCGTCGCGCAGAACGTGCGACGCACGCTGGGCGGTGTGACCGTCGTCTCGAGCGCTCAGCTCTCGAAGGGCGAGCCGATCACGCTCTCGGCCAGGGAGGTGAACGGGATCCTGATCGGCGTGCTGAGGATGTCGATCGTCGAGGAGGTGCTCGAGCGCGCCGGCGTGCCCGGTGCGCAGTACGTCCTGGAATACAACGGCGGGCCGCTGACGGTCATCTTTCGGCACGACGAACCTCCGGCCGTGAGCATGACGCCGCTCATCGCGAAGAGTTCGTACGGCCCCAACGATTTGATGCGCGGCCAAATCCGGCTGCTCACGGTGTAGAGGGACACGCATGCCCATCGTCCAGAGCGAGCTCAAGTTCTACAAAAGCGAAACGGTGTCCGACACCGACAGCAACGGCGGCCGCATGTCCGCCTCCGAGATCCCCGACGATGTCGTGAACAACGTCTTCCGATCGGTCGGTGAATCGGAACGCACCGCCGGCGGCACCAAGTACCGCAAGATCTTCGCGAAGAACGCGAACGCAGCGGATCTGGCCCTCGCCGAGCCGAAGGTTTTCCTCGACCAGTTCACCGAAGGCGATGACCGCGTGACGCTCTTCATCGGCGACCAAACGAACATCCAGGACGACATCACCGGCTCGGAAACGAAGCTCGGGTGCGGCAAGCTCGACGCGAACGCATCGGCGACCGATACGGAGATCGACGTCCTGGTCGAAGACGGTGCGACCCAGTTTTTCCAGAACGGCCAGAAGATCCGCATCACCGACATGGCCGACGTCGACGACGACTCCGGGAACGAGGAGTACGTGACGATCGACGGCGCGCCGTCCGTTGTCGGCGACGTGGTGACGCTTACCATCACGCCGGCGCTCGCGTTCAGCTACTCCGCGTCGGACTCGCGCGTGATGAACGTCTACGAGCCGGCCGACGACGTCGTGGCCACGGCCGAGGACCTGGTCGTGACGAGCGCGGCCGGGACGTTCGACGTTGACAACCTGCTCGCGCACAACGTCGGCGGCGTCGAGGACGACTGGACCCTGACCTTCACGAGCGGGACGGCGTTCAACATCGTCGGCGCCAACGCGGGCGCGCAAGGGGCGGGCAGTATCGGCGCCGGAGCTGCGCCGAACAATTCCGACTTCAGCGCGCCGTTCTTCACGCTCCAGGCGGCCGGCTTCGGCGGGACGTTCCTCGCCGGCGACACGATCGAGTTCACGACGCACCCGGCCGCGGTCGCGATCTGGATGAAGAGGATCGTGCCGGCAGGGACAGCGCCGTTCGCCGTGAACCGATGCGTGCCGGTGCTCGACGGCGAGTCGAGCGGATAGAGACATGGGCGGCGAGCTGCAGCGCCAGGTCGTCGTACCGTTCGCGCCAGCGAGCGGCCAGCACCCGCTCGAGATCCAGACGGATCCCGGGTTCTATTCGGACGGGCTGGTGCACCTGCTGCTGATTCCCGACGTCCCCGCGTCGGTGAAGACGAACGTCGGCGACGTGCGGCTCGGCAACTCGAAGCCGTTCGACGTGCCCGCCGGCGTGCTCACTGTGTCAGGCGATTCGGCTTCGCTGCCGGCGCCGCCGGTCGGATCCGCACCCACCTTCGAGACGCTCTTCGCGTTCGACTCGAAAGGTAACGTGGTCGGGAATGTCGGCGCCTACTACGACCCGGCCGCGTTCCAGCTGCGCTTCTCGAGCAGCGTCGCGCATGCGGCGGTCGCGTACACCGGCTACCGGTCTTCGGCGCGCATGCTCACGTATCAGCCAAAAGTCGAGGCGCTGGCGCAGGGCGGCTCGAAGGTCACCTACGGGGTGATCGCGGCCTACTACCAGGGCACGCTGATCGTCTATCAGGTCACGCCGCCGAGCTTTGAGCAGGGCCTCGCACTGATCGAGCTCTATCGCAGGACCTCGCCGAAGGTCATCAACGCGGACGGCCAGTTCGAGAAGTCTCCCGGCTACCCGCAGGTCGGCACCTATCCAGGCAAGTCGTACGTGCTGGACGTGGTCGGCAGCCGCGAGATCGACAGAGTGCACGAGATCGGCTTCATCGACACCGACGGGCACACCTTCGTCTATACGCCGAGCGTCGATATCCTCGAGCCGTACGTCGGCGATACGAACTACGCGCCTACGATCACCACAAAGATCGCGACGCTCGACCCAGAGAAGTACTCGAAGGAGATCATCGCGCGGGCGCGCGACTTCGTGAAGTCAAAGGGCCTGGGCCAGGGCCTGTAAAGGAATGGCCGCCGAGACGCACGACTATCTCTGGGACACGCCGGTCCGGGAGATCGAGGGCAAGGAGATCCCTGGCTTCCTGCTCGCTGCGTCGGGTCCGGTTATGGCGCCGGTATTCTGGGCGCACTACGTCGACGGCGTGATCGAGGCGATCGATCCGCCGGCAGGCTTCCCGCGGCCTGATCCAGACCCGGCGGTGCGCTCGAAGCGCGTGGCGATCCCGACGTCGCTGCGCACCAGGCCGAACGTGCTGCAGAAGCAGGGCAGCAGGTACAGCGGCCAGATGCGGCGCATCGTGCAGTGCCTGAACTCTCGCGGCCTCGAGAGTCGCTTCAAGTACACCTGGCCGAAGACGCACGGCATCCTCGAGTACCCGTACCCGAGGCAGGTCGGATCCACCGCCGGCGACGAGGCGGTCAACTTCGCGAAGCGGCGGTTCTGGATCATCGAGATCTCGAGCGCCGGCGTGTACGCGGCGCCGATCGGCATGGGCCTGCAGTGCATGACCTGCGCGACGCAGCTCTCGGACTACGCGCAGCCTGGCGAAGACGTCGACCTCGCCTGGGCGTTCGTGAACAAGAACGAGGGCGGCAAGGTGCTGCAGGTTATGACCGCGGCCGCGATCGCGCCGGCGTACGCGAACGGCTCGCCCTGGTACCTCGGTATGGGCTGGGCCTTCTCCTGGAGCGGGCGAAGTGCGTCGAACGTCGTGCAGCGACTGCTGACACTTCCAGATCGATACGCGACGAGGGTGATCGATCTCGAATTCTCTGTCGCATTCGAGGAAGCCGCGATCGACTACATCACCGCGGTCGCTGGTGTCGCGACGGTGGGAATGCCAGGCCACGGATTCAATAACGGCGACCTTGTGGTCATCAGCGGCGCGACGCCGGACGGCTACAACGGCGCCCACATCATTCGAGAAGCGGACGCCGGCGCGTTCAAGTTCTCAGTCGCGAACGGGATCTCTAGCCCAGCTGGCGGAACACCGAAGGCCGCGAACGCGTTGTCGACCGCGACGATCACCGCGGCGCTCACAATCGGATCGGCCGGCAGCGTGATCTTTCGCAAGAACGACCTCGGCACGATGTGGGTCCCAGGCGACGAGCAGCCGACGCGCTGGGTGGGAGTGCGGCCGATCGACGCGATACGAAACATGTCGGGGCCAGTGCACGTCTTCTATGACGGCGAGGAAAAGATCGTCACGACGTGGAGCATGCAGACGACGCAGATCCCGCTCGATCAGCGACTCGATCAACATCCTCCGGACATCGCATTCACTGGGAACAGCAACCCGCTGAGCCAGGCGCTGCGCGACTATTACGAAGTCGCATTGTGGAATGGAGTCACCGGGTCGTTCCACTTTTGGGGAGGTGACTACCAATACACTGAACCGGTCGCGCAGAGTTTCCAGTCTGGGTATCCAGATCATCCGTGCGCGAAGCGGTACCGGCCCACGGTGATCGGCTCCGGACATTCGTACAGCGGTTACACGTCGCTGAGCTGGGGATTCACCGGCCCGTTCAATATGAGCGTCGAGGCGTACAGCAGAAGGCGGCTCACGTCGGTGACGAGCTATGCCAGCGATCACTACAGGATCCCCTATGCTGACTATTCTTACGGTGACCGGTACTACGTCTGCAGCGGCGGCAGCTGGGACACCGCGCACCTGTGCATCGCGCTTTTCAAATCCGAGGCGTATCAGCGCGACCTGACTAAAGCACTCGACACTCGAGACGAATCAATGGGCGGCGGATCGGCGCTGATCCTGCTCCCGCTGGATCGAGAAGCTGTCGCCGGGCTGAAGCGCACGCGCTCGTCCTTCTCGAACAGCCAGAGGGTCCATCGCGGGAACTTCAGGTCGAAGATCCGTGAAGGCGGGCACCCTGTCGCTGTTCCTGATCACCCAGCTTGCGCGTTCACGAACTGGGAGATGGAGTGGAACGGCTACCCAGCCGACGCTCCGCCGGCGACGGATACAGTGACAGCGACGAGCGGCGCATCGAACTCGATGTCCTTCTCACTGCGGGCCTCCGGAGGGATCAGCTATTCGGGGAGCTTTGTCGACGGATCGACGCCGGACCTCGATCCGTTCGCGATCTATCAGTACAACGTGAAGGAGACCGCCGACTCCTCGCTATTCTTCATGCGCGGCGGGCTCGAGTACCCGGATCCAGGTCTGACGCCGGCGAACCAGATCGCGAACAACGTCAAGCACGTCGTCACCTATTCACTCAGCGGCGGATTCGCCGCGCTTCCGGCCGGACGAGATCCGGTCGCCTTCATAGGACAGGTCTGATCATGGTCGCACTCAGCAACGCATACCTGGAGCGCAGGCTATCTGGCGGCTCGGCGAACGCGGCCCCAGGCGCATCGCTCGGCGGCGACATGTCCTCGGAGCGCGTGCTCTCGCAGTCGACGACCGCGCTGTCGAACATCACCGGCGTGACGATCGACTACGCAGGCGGCAACCCGACAGGCGTGGGCGTCCTCGCGTTCGACTTCTCCGACCTTACCCTGCTCTGGACGCCGAATGGCGTAGACCCAGGCGCTGCGGTGAACGTCTCAGTCAGTGGCAAGTACGCGATCTTCGGCGAGCAGGGCGCGCTGCTCGTCACGGTCGTGGCCGGCAGCCTCGCCGGTACCGACAAGTCGGACAACGTGACGATCGCAAACATCGCGAACGAGGAGTGGGACAACGTCCAGAAGCAGGAGAGCTTCGACGGTGACAGCGAGTACAGGTGCTTCTACATGGCGAACACCTTCGTCGCTGCGGTGACGAGCATCACGCGCTCGGGCTCGACCGCGCATGCGACGACGACGGCCGCGCATGGTCTCACGACTGGCGACGAGGCGACGATCGTCGGCTGCGTTCAGCCTGAGTACAACGGGACCTTCGAGGTCACCGTCATCGACGCGGACGAGTTCACGTACACCGTGACCGGCGCACCCGCGACGCCGGCGACAGGCACGCCGCGCTGGGGCAAGAAGTTCCTATCGGTCGCGACCTATATCGTCGAGCAGCCTGAGCCAGGCCTGATCTCGGTGGGCGTCGATCCAGCCGGCCGCGGCGACGGCTCGACGCGATCGGTGACCTCGATCACGCGATCCGGATCCGTGGCCACGGTCACGATGGGCGCGGCGCATAACTACGAAACCGGGCAGACCGTAGTGATCGCCGGCGCTGCGCAGGCGGCCTACAACGGGGCCCAGGTGATCACGGTCACGAGCTCGACGATGTTCACGTTCGCGGTCGCTGGCGCCCCTGCGACGCCTGCCACCGGCACGATCACCGCGTCTCGAGGATTGGCCGTCACCGTCGCGAACGAAAACACGGCTCCGGTCGGCGTGACGTTCTCGGAGCCCGAAGACGTGGGCACGGCGCTCGACCTCGGCTCGCTATCACCAGGCGAGGCAATCGCATTTTGGGAACGGCGCGTGATCCCGAACAGGAACACGACGACGAACACTGAGACCCTGGCGAAGCTCGCCTTCCCTGCGTACTTCTGATGTTCAAGCCGCTCGATCGAGTTCGAGAGTCGACGACCACGACTGGCACGAGCGACTTCGTATGCGGCGGAGCGGACGAAGGGTACATCGCCTTCGGCACCGGCTACGCCGACGGCGATCGCTTCGACTACACCGCGGCGCTCGGCGCCGAGTGGGAGGTCGGCCTGGGCGAGTACGACACTGGCTCGAACTCGGTGCTGCGGATCAAGTGCCACGCGAGCAGCAATGCTGGGGCGTTCGTCAGCTTCTCCGCCGGCGCGAAGAAGCTCTGGGTCGATCACCCGGCGCTGCGCGACGCGTTCAGGAAGCCGAGCAAGGTTCTGATCTCCGAGAGGTTCATCTGACATGACGACACCCAACAACGACCCCATCATGATCGGTACGCCGCGCAGCCCATCGGTGCGCGTCTCGACTGCGAACACGAATCGGGACGGAGCGACCGGAACCTACGGGACGCTATTCACCGCAGGGGCCGCAGGCGCGTTCTTCCCCGGCTGGCGCTGGGCCGCAGAAGGCACGACGACGGCAGGCTTCGTCCGGTTGTTTCGACAGGATGCGGGAAGCGGGAACGTCGAGCTGCTGAAGGAAATGGTGGTCCCTGCGGTGACGCCCGCAGTCGGTGTCACGCCAGCTGTAGAGGGAGAGTGGTATCCACCGGCAGGCATCATGCTCTCGGCGAGTTCGGTCTTGAAGTGCTCGACTCAGATCGGTGAGCCGTTCGGCTGCTTCATGGAGGGCGGCGGCGACTACTGATGCAACCGCTCGCACGCAGTCGGGGGAACGTACAGCGATTCGAGCGCCTCGTCGATTTTCGCAACGGCCTGTTTTTCGACGGGCAGAAGTTCCAGACGTTCCTGCTCGTCGTCAGAAACAACGGCGGGACGATACAGCACACGATCGCCGCCGACCCCAATGCGACGCCGCCATTCGCACCGGATCGCATGCCGCTCTACGCCGAGAAGATCCTCGGGCGAAATTGGGACGGATCGTTCTCCAACACACCGACCGTATCTGCGTCGGTCGACTTCGTGAACGGTGGAGGCCTGCTCACCGGCAACACGATGCGCTTCATCTTCAACACGGCGCATCAGGACATCACGGCGCTGATCGGGTTCGCGCAGGTGATCTACTACGACGGAAACTCCAGTCGACCGCGGCCCATAGCTTGGTTCGGCGCCGGCAACAACATCAAGGGCGCAACGCGGACGAGGCTGGAGATCTACTACACCATCGGAATATCGGCTTCGTCGTGGACGATCGACGCGACGAGAATCCCGAGCGGCAAGAAGCTGATCACTCGCGTGATGGCGGCGCTCGTATGACGCAGGCAGCGGTACGCCGCTTTGGGAACGTGGATCGCACCCAGCATCGATCTCGTGACTATGGGCGAGGGTTCGCGATCGACGGGCAGAAACTCCAATGCTTCGCCTTCGTGCTGCAGAACAACGCAGGCACGATCCGGCATGTGTTCCTCAACGACATATCGGTTGTGCCGAACAAGGGGGCCTACTTCGACAGGATCATCGGAGCCA